AATCAAACCAATTAATCTCTTTGTTGTTGCAAGTTGACTTGTCAAAGATAGCTGTGCTTCAACTAATCCTACTAGTTCTTTGATTACATCAAGCTGAGCTGATAGTTCTGATTGGCATTCAATTAAACCAGCTAATTCTTTTGGGTTATTTAATAAACCTGATAATACTGATTGAATTTCAATTAAACCTAATATCTCCGCATAACCAGGGGTCCAAACAACATCACCATCTTTAAATGTAGCTTCAGTATCACGCCAAAATGTTGACATTAATATCTTGCTCCTTGTGGTAGTAGAACTCTACAATGCGGGGAAACAGTAGGTCCATATGCAGTCATATTATATCCATTAACTCTATCATTCAGCCCACGTACCAAAGGCCAATAGGCTTTAAGTCCAAGTGGATAAAATAATGGTGAAAAGCCTTTGGCTAAACTTGGAATTATTTTCTCAAAATTATCTGCTTTATCAGCACCAGATGCTCCAGGCCAATCTGATAAGTCCCAAAGAGCTACTTCTGCAATCATACCAGACATGGAATTTTTATCTGGAGATGGTCTTGTTTCTTGGCCTATAGTAGTTACATCTAAATTTATGGGAATTGCAGCAGCAGCATTAGTACCCTTATTTCCACCATTCAAAAAAGCCCGCCTATCAGTTGAACTTGCAAAAACAGCAGTACCATGATTCCAAACGTCTGCTAACCAAGTTATTGATGAAGATGCCAATCCCCCACCAGTATCATCACACCAAGTATGGGCTTTCACTTCTGAAGAATAAATTTGCAACATACATAATTCATTATTTACACTCGCATCATGAAATCCAAGCAATACCCCTTGATTATCTATATCATCAGCATTAAACCAGGCAGCCATAGCTAAAGGAGCAGCGGAGAGGATTGCTCCACTTCTTTCCAAATATTCTTCTTGTGCATCATCAAAAAGGCGGCTCATTATGATGTCTCCTTGATTTCAACAAACAGTAGCTCCATATCACCTGTTGCATCATCACTTGCTGCATCTCTTGTTACTTTCAATCTGAATCCTTCACCGGCTGCAACACTATCCATATCCTCTCCATTTGTAAATGGAATAGACACAATATCTACCAAACCAGTTGTTCCTGGTACTGTAGTATTATCAACAGAGTTAACATCAGCAAAACTATCACCATCAATATCTAACTGCTGATCTCCTATTCGTTCAAAAGCTACATCTATATCAACTGTATCAGCTTCTGCACTAGTCATAGCAAAATGCAGATAAACAGTTACTCCACCACCTCCATAACATCGAGGCATAACTCCTCTAAATATAGCTGATTCATTTGTTGTGTCATCAAAATCTAAAATTGGATGGCCATTTCTTGTATCTAAAGTAGCAAAATTTGATGCCGGAGGCTCATTACACTGCGGAGTAAAAGAAACTAGTGTATCCACTCCTCCTCCACTAATATCTTCGGCAAACTCAAGTTTTAAATCATCTCCTACTTTGACAACTTTACCTATATCTGCACTGGCAATGCTTACTTCATCAACATCTGTTAAATCAGTAAATGCTTTATCAGGATCAACATGGCTATGCAATGCAGTTTGACTTCCATCTGTTAGTTCTTCTAACTCTGCTCCTGTAGCTCCTGTAGTAGCAAGATCATCAAGTTTAGCACTATGAGCTTCAACATCTGCCCCAATTACTAAACTTAATTCTGTAGGAGTAACACTATGTGGATTACCAGAACTTATTACATCATGGTCACCATCAGTGACTTTGTCTAGTTCTGTTTTGTTAGCATGAGTATGTTCATTGTACACCTCATCTAAAATCCACCGTTTGGTTCCAGGATTAGAATCTGGAGCAATTATATCAGGAGAAGATTCCTCTTGTCCTGATGTTGCATCAAGATGATAAAAATAAGCAGTACTGTCAGTAATAACAACAGCCCCATCACCATCAGATAAACCTGCACCATCAATGTTATCAAGTGCTCCAGCACCTCCACCTACAAGAGATGTTGCTCCATAAAAGTTAGACATGATTATTTTCCTTTACTAGTCAAGTGTAATGTCCAAGTCTCCAATTGCAAATCGAGGTGTATCTCCAGTTGTTATAACCTTTTCTACATTCACTGTGCCGTGTGCTATCATATTACCTTCACCATGAGTAGTACTATCTATAATTGCAAAGTGTGTAATAGTACCCCAAGAACCACTTGCTTCAGGGAAAGTTATAGCAGCCGCATTAGCAGTTGCTCCACCTGAAGATGCATCCCAATCATCTCCATCCGTAGCAACTCTTGCATAATTATTAGTATCAGATACTTCATTACAACTAGCTCCTGTTCCCGCATCCGTAGGATCTGCAGTACAAAGTGCTACATAAGCAGTAGGCATCGTAAATGAAGTTTTACCCACAATATGATCTAATATTTTATCTTCTGCATAATTACTAAAACTACCTGCCATATTATTCTCCTTTTCTTCTACTATTTATTTTTTATCTAATCCAAATAATAACTTCAATTGTTTTTCTTCTCCCTGTTGCTCTATAGAAGCACCTTTTCTCTCTTCCAGAATACTATCAACAATATCCATCCTTTTCACAGTTTTCTGTTCAGCACTTAATAGCAAAAGTTTTCTATTAAGTTCATTTAGTACTTTGCGAGCAAATTTTTTATCTAGCTTTTTCACTACTTAATCACCCACAACTACATCTGACTCTCCAGGCTTTAATTCTGGTAAATTAACTAACTGCTCTTCAATAGGAATTTCTTCATCTGACTCTCCAGGCTTTAATTCTGGTAACACAACAGAAAGATTTTTTGCTTCAAGTTCATCTCTCTCTGCTTCAACCAGATTACCAAAACTTACCTGAGCTTCAAATGTAAAATGATCTTTAAATCTTATTCTCTTCACTTCTCCTTTTGATAAATAATGATACCCAAAATAAGTTTTTAGTTTGTAATCCCGTAACACTTTAACTTTTTTCTCAATCATCTTTCTCTCCTCAACTATCAAAATTCAAAAAGAAGTATAGGGAGAAGAAAATTCCCCCTATACAATTCAACAATCTTACCAACTACTATGCTGGATTGACATAACCAGTACCAAGACTTGTGATTGCACCCTCGGTGAACATACCTGCATTGGTCACCTTAAAACCTGCACTCGAAAGAAAACCCTTCTGAGCAATCAAGTCAGAAGTAATCAGAGTCGGCGTGGTGAACAATGGAATATATGGAGCGTAGATAAAGCCCGCATAGAGATATGAAGAACCTCTAAATCCCATTGTATAAGCAGCCCTTGCCTTGAATGGATTCTGTATAACAACCCGGCCATCAAGATCACCAATAACCATTGGACCTGTTGGAATATTGCCAGCAGCACTACGCGGTTTAAATGAATCAAGTTGTCGAATCACACGAGCAACATCATTACCGCAATGAATAAAGTTACCAATACCACGTTTTGTTTTCTCAATGATGTAGTTCGAGCCTTGCTCGAAACGGTCTTTGATTTCAACTTTCTTCCACAGCCACGGTTCACCCAAACCTGGGCGAGCATCCCAATCATCAATTCCATGTGCAGCATCATCACTTGCTGCTGCATCATCAATCATGTCCAAACCTACCTGGTCGATAGTAAATTTGACTTCTCCCCCGAGGTATTTGACGAGCTCCGACTCAAGATCAATCCCGTGAGCTTTCATCATATCAATCTGGGCACCAATACTGTACTTTGCCCTCAACGGAAAATCAATTGCTTCCACTGTAGACTGAGTTACAGACACATCAACTTCAGGAACGCCATCTTTATTACCTGAAGAATCTACAGGAAGGTCATACTGATAATCATAAGTGATGTAGATAACATCAGCACTAGTAGTACCTGTAATAGTCATGCTATAAGCACCAGCAGCATCAATTGAACCAGTACCAGTAATACCAGTACCAGTAATTGCTCCACTAGCATTACTAGAACCCAGTAAAGTTGCAGCCTCATCAATAGTACCAATATCTGCAACCGTCTCAACCTTAACATTTTCAAGATTGATCAGCCCGGGAGCATACTCAACAGTACCACTACAAAAACCATCACCAGCATCAATAGGTTCATGAACAACACGAGCCATTGCAAATCTTCGGCCACTTTTACCAACATTATGACCGGACTTTGCACCTAGCATCGTATCCGCATCTTCACCTCTATTAACATTACCTTTCACTGACCCATACTTCACATCAAGATAAAACACAGCTGCAATTCTTCGATCCATTGCCTGTACAACCGCTATCTCATTAAGAGCTAGCGACGGCAGCAACGCTGCAATAACAGGGAGCTGAATACCTAAAAAGGCAACATTATCCTCAGTTGTAGTCTCAAACAACCGAGTTCCTGCTTTCAGACCTGTATCAATAACAGCATTGTAAAGACACTGAGCCACGTTACGCTTCTCATAGATCGTCATATCACGACCCTGATTATTTTTAACGTGTTCATTAACCACGCCCAGATACTTTTTAATTCGAGGAATACGCATCAGCGCTTCTTGCTGATCCTGTAGGGACTTTAACTGAGACTGTACTAATTCCATATCAGTCATTTTTTTACCCCTTTTATCCCATACCTTCAAATACATTATTTACTTGACGCCTAGCTTTCTCTTCTTCTGGATCAACAACTACTTGCTTAGCAACATGAATACCTGTTATTGATTCAGAGTGAAGTGCACTCCTCCTACTGGCATCCACCACCTCATCCAAAAGATCATCCACCTCTTCCAGTGACTTACAATTCTCAAGAAGTGCTCGAGAATTATCATCAACCTTTAGACCAGTTTCAGAAAGCCTATACTCAATAAAACTCTTAACAAACTCTTTTGTAACTTCTTTAGTAACTTCTTCCTTTACCTTCTTTTCTGTCTCCTTGTTAGATATTTCTATTTTTTCTTCTAACAATTTAACTGTTTCATTTAATTTCTTCTGATGATTTTCCTTTACTTCTAACAAAGTCTTTTCATGTTTATCATTAGTAACTATAGCAGATTTCTTTAAGCTCTTAACATTATTTGACAAATTAGTTTTTACTCTATTTAATCGCTCATCTACTTTAGAAACTAATTTAACCTTCTCTTCAAGTTGTTCTTTTAAATCAGCAGCAATTTTAACCTTCTCTTCAAGTTGTTCTTTTAAATCAGCAGCAATTTTAACCTTCTCTTCAAGTTTAGATATAAGAGCATTTATCTCCTGCTCCTTATCTTCCAAAACTTTACTCATCTTATTAATAAGAATTTTAACTTCAAGTATTTTTTCTTTTCTAGCCTTTTCCTGAAGTTGTTGATTCTCATTTGTAAGTTCCTCAAGAAGTTCAATTGCCTTATCTCTTTCAGCTCTTATAGAAGCTTCTTTAACTTGTAAATCTTTGATTTCTTTAACTGTAGTAGAGATTGATTCTTTTACTCTTACTTTACCAAAATCATCTGAATCAATATGAACCTCATTTCCTTCAGAATCTTCTCCATCAATCCCAACAATACTCGGGGGAGCATCTACATATTTTTGTTGAATATCCTGATATACAAGTTTATACTCTTTACCTTTGTATTCAAACTTATCTCCAAGATTGAATTCTTTATCTACTTCATCTACTTTGAACTCAACAAGATCAAACTCACTTATATAAGCAATGTTCTTTTTAGCCTTATCCTTAATAAGATCCCAAGTTTTATCATCAAGCTCAACATGGATAACTTGACCAATCTCATAATCATCCCACTCCTTTACAACAACACCAGTTGCTACTCCATCAAAATAAGTATCTAAATCAGAAATTGGATGAGTATCACCACTTCCAGTTCCTCCAGCAGTATTTGGATAAGAAAATTTACTAAACTTAATCTTATCCCCAACCCTAACTGCTTCCTCTACTTTAGCTTCACTGCTTTGATGAGCTTTCTTCACTGCCTTTTCTTTTCCAAGTTGCTTCATTGCAGTAGGATATGCTTTATCAAGAGCTTCTTCTGGGCTATCCCCACTCTCAACATATCCTTTAGCTATTTTAATAGCAAGCTCATGAAAAGCTTCCGTATGAATTCCTTTACCATCAGGAGTAGGAAGTTTGGCAGCTTTATACATCGCTTTGATATCTTCTGTTTCAGTTAATTTAGATTCTCTACTAGCTGCATAAAACTCAACATCCTTCTTTCTTAAATTAGCTGCTCCTTCTGATGGATAAGGCCCACCAAGATCTTTACCAGCAGGAGATACAACATACCATCCATCATCCTTTTGAACTACTTTAGCTTCATCTACTTTTGACTCAGTAGCTTGTGTAATTCCTCTAACCCTCAACTCTTTACGAGCTCGAGTTTGATTTGCCTTTGCCTGATCAACATTTAGAGAATCTCCTGACATTACAGCTTTTTCCCAATAATCAATATAATTCATAAGATCATCATTAGATAATCCAGAAATATCCTTTAGAGTAGACCAACCACTTTCTGATTCATCATCAAACTTCTCTTCTTCAGTTCCCATAACAACCTTTCTTTCAGGAATATCTTTCTCAATAGGCAGAGGACCAGCAGCTTCCATAGCTTCTATTTCTTCCTCTGGAACTTCTACAGGCGGTGGAGCTATAGTAATACTAATTGACGTAGAATCTTCAATCTGAACTGCTACTCCAGTATCAAGAATTATTCCTATCGATCCTTCATCAACTTTAGTTACTTTACCTTCTCTTCCTTTATATTCTCCTTCTTCTATCTTAACAATATCCCCTACTACAATGCTCTCTTTACCAAATTGTTTCTTCCCTTCAGGAATTTCATCATCACTAACTACAATAGCATCAGCTGAATCAGGAACAACTCTTGGAGGTTCTTCTGGTATTTCATCTGGAGCAGGTGTAGGTAAAGGAGGTTCTCGGTCAGGTTGTATAATTATAGAATTATCAGGTTGTATTGTAACATATGCTGCACCATCAATATCTATTATTTTACCTCCACTTGAATCTGCTCCAGGCATTGAAATAGATACTTTACCTTCTTCTATCTTCTCTACCTTAGCATCCTTATTACCATACTTAAGTTCAGTACCAATTTTAATCAACTTATCCCTAACCAAACTTTCTATAGTCTTCTGCTCCACAACCAAGCCTTTCAATATTTTTTCTGCTTCAGGATCAAGTTTCTGTTTGAAACCTTTTGGATCTTCTTTATAATCTTTCAGATATTGCCTAACTCTCTTTTTAACCAAAGGCCTTACATCATCATCAATTCTTGGAGTACCTCCTTTATACTTAAAGTCATCCCAAAGTTCATCATCACCAAGTACATCATATAAATTTTCTACTGCTACTTCACTACTCAAAGGTTCCTTCATTAACTCAGCAAGTTTCTTTGCTTTAGCAACAGTATTTGGCAAAGCCCAAACACCCTCTTTTATTTCCTTCATCCTCTTAGCTATCTTTTTTGCTCCTTCTACCACACATTCACTACCTTGACAATTCATAGACTCAAGAATAAGTTGAGCAAACTGTCTTTCAGATCCATTTAACTTTTTATCCTGCAACTCTTTACTAACTTCAGATACAATATTCCTCTTCACATCAACAGGGACAGTTCCAAAAGTACTCGGATCAGCTGTAAAATCTGTAGTCACATAGTTATAACTTTCAGGAATAACTCGCTGATAAGAACCAGTATCATCCTCTGCTTCTTCTAGATCTCCTTCTGCTCGGGTACTTACACCAACCTGACATCCAGCTCTAATAAGAGTATCCACAATACGTCCACCGGGAGTATCAAGAATATCCATTCTCTGCCAAACCTCTTTATCATCTATCTTCATCTCGAAAATAACATGACTAGTTTTTTCAAGATTAGATTGAGTCTGATCAGGATGTTCAGCATGACCAAAAAGTGCCCTCCTTATCATCTGCTCTTGTAAATCCTTTCCAAATACTTTATCCCAAACAGCTCTTTCATAAACTCTGTTATTAGCATTCCTTTTGCCTATGTTGCAGATGAGATAGGACACTCGACTAAGTACACCTTCAGGTAATTCCTCAGTTGATACTTCCTCGATAATTGGTTTTGATAAAATTCGTTCATTAAGTATCATTTTTTATTATCTCCGATATTAGTTTATCTAATTATCTAAATGGACCAAGCCGGGCTCGAACCGACAACATCAGCATTGCAAGTGCTGTGCTCTCCCTAGTTGAGCTACTGGCCCAAAGCCAAAGGAATTGAGCCCTCGACCGTCTACTACAATCCAAAGATTACATCCCTACTACTATCTTCTACATCTTTACTGTAATCAGTTTACTTTAAAGAATGGATTATGATATTAGATGATCGGATAAACCATGTAATCTTTCCATACTCTTCCTTTCAGTAATATCCATAGAATTTTCTACCTGGATCTTGCTTTTCTTATCCTTATTTTCATTCGGGCACTCTTCACCAGCTTCTTTTCTTTTACCTAAATCACCTTTTGTTTTCCTTTGGAAAGAACCCTCAGCTGGGCCTGTCCCATCTCTCACACCAGGTTGATCCTTACCCTCAGTAGGTACTTCTGCTTCCTTATCCTCTGGTTTTTCATCCTTATCAAATTCTACTTTATCAGCTTCTCTTTCAGCTTCCGAAGGAACTACATTCTCTACCTCAGCTAACTTCTGGCACCATTCAGCTGCTTTATTATACTCACCAGCAGCAAGAGCTTCCTTTGTTAACTTGATTAATGCTTTCACTCCCTTGGCAACATCTGTTTCATTAACTTTATCTTCACCTTCTACCAGCTTTTTTTCCTCAAGTTCTTCTGGTCTATCTGTTAGTTCGACATAGATTAAAACAACTCCTTCCTCATCAGTTACACTATCAACATAATAGTAATTACTAGAATCAAAATCAAAAACATAAACTTTTTTTGTTCCATCCTCCTTATTCAATTGCTGTTGTAAATCAGCTAATGTGCTTCCCTTAACCTCATCTTCTGCCAACTTCCTAATCTTCTTCTCTGGACTATCAGTTGCTTTTGGATTTTTACCTTCATCAGTTTTAGCTTTCTTCTTTGCCTTTTCATCCTCAACTTTCTTCGCATCCTTTGCTCTTGCCTTTTCATCCTTTACTAAGTCTGCAGCATCTTTACGAGCTTTCTTAGCTGCTGCCTCATACTTCTCAGCATCCTTAACTAAACTTTCAGGACTTTTCTTTTCATTCATATTACTATCCCCTTTATCTTTGTTTTCATTCTTTAATTCTTCTATATCTAATCCTCTTTTCTTAATCTCTTCAGCCATATCAGCCACTGCTGTTTCAAGCCAAGCATCAGAACGGCCTGAATTTATTACTTCTTGATACTCCTTATATTTAGCAACAAGTTCATCATCTTCAACTCTTGATACATCAAGATGCTGTTCTTCTACTTTATCTTTATTAGTTTTCTTTTCTAATCCAACCTGCCGCTTGACATAACTTTTATATTCATCACCAAACTTACGATACATCACAGCATCAATAAGATCATCTTTTTCAGGCATTGTCTTACTTCCTTCTCCAACCTCATCCATAAGTTCTTTCACACTCATCTGATCGAGTATATCAAGTTCTGCTTCAATATCTTTAACAGAACTTTCTACTTCATTAGTCTCCTCACTCTCATAAGGGCATTCCTCATCAGCTTGTTTTCTCCTTCCAATACCTCCACCAGGAGGTCCTGATCCATCTCTTACACCAAGTTGATCCTTTCCCTCAATATAAGATTCAGGACTTTCATCCCCGGTAGATTCCTTTTCAGCAGCATTTTCCTTTTCTATCTTCTCTGCTGCTGCCATACCAATTAGCTCATCATATTCTTCCTGTTCAAGATTAGAAAGAGCATCAAGCGCAAGTTCTCTTAAACCTTCTTCAGACAAATCCCCTTCTTCACTCCTCCACATAGAAGCAAACTCGGGACTAAATCTAAACTCTTTTCCACTAATAGTTATAACAGTGTCTAATGTTCCATCATCAATAAGATAAACATCAAATGCATTTCCTCCATCATCTGTTACTTTCATTTCAATAAGATAGTTCTCTTCCACTTCTTTCTTGGATCCAGAACTTTCTTCATCCTCCACTTTCATCTTATATAGTTTAGCTTTGTCTACTACCTCCCGCCAGTTAGCAGCATTTTCCTTCATCTCATTAAATTCACCTTCATGCATTTTCACAAACTTGTGCACTCCATCCATCCACCAAACATAATGAGCACTACCTTCTGTTTCTAATTTAGATTTAATATATTCCCACTTCTCTTCAAAAATCTCCTCTAATAATTTCTGCTGTTCAACATCTCCTTCAAGTGCTTCTTCACAAATAAATCCTAATGAAGTTATAGCTGAATCTTCTTCTGCAGTTTCTAATTTCCAAACATCCCCTGGATATCTTGGTTCTGCCTCTTCCTGCTCATCTACTTCCTTAACATCCTTACACTTTTGAAATGGCCAATGCTTCTTGCCACACTTAGGACATGTAGGAATGGGCTTCTTTTCCTCTACTTTAGATTCTTTTGTTAGTTCCTCCTCTTCCTCCTCAGGACCCAATGGTTTCTTCTCAAGTTCTTCTTCTGATTCCTCTTCTGGTTCCTCTATAATCTCCTCTTCAGGTCCTTCTTTGATAAGTTCAGGATAAATATATTTCATGAAAATACTACGCTCTATCTGCATAATATCTATATCTCGAATAGCATTAATAAGAAACTCTGCTGTACTTTCTCCAGTAACCTCAATATTCTGTTCCTTAGCAGAGTACTTCTTCACACCTTCCTGATCTGTAATCACAAAATCATCTACTTCACCTGTATCTCCTTCAACAGTAAGAAAGTAAAAATGGGTATCATCTGTCTTACCAAGATACTCTTTTCTCATCTCCATAGGTCGAGGTTCTTCTTTTACTTCTTCAGGAGGAGCAGGAGGAGCATCTGGATCAGGTTCTTCCTTAGGTTCTGCTCTACGAGGCTTCTCCGGCCTCTCTAATTCTTCTTCAGGAAATTCCTGTTCATCTACTTTGGATTCAAGAACATCAGGATCTCCATATCCTTCTTCAACCCATTCCTCAATAGCCTCGGTAGCTTCTTTAGCTTCTTCTTCTGGCCTAGGTTTTAAGAATTGGTAAATCATCCTAACAGCATTAGAATTTAATTCCGCACTCTCAATACCATCTACTGTAGGATCATCAAGAATATCTTTCAACTGCTCAGCAACAGCCCATCCAAGCTTTGATTTACCAATATCTATTAAATCAGATTTGACATCTTCATCTACTTTAGACTCCATTGGAGAAACATCCCAACCTTGTCTTGCTAAAATCTTTCGAACAAATTTACTTACCTTCTCAGAATCAACACCTGTACTTCTTTGCACCTCTCGAGTAATGGCAGATATTCTGACTTTCTCTCCTTGCTCGCCAGATAGGCTTCCGGCGATATCCATCACCAAACTGGCTGTTAATTTTTCTTCCCCTTGCTCATCCACTGCAGAGTAATCTCCATAATCTATACCTTCATCTATCTCTTTCTTAGCAGACTCTCTACATTCATCTATCAAGTTGCTAAAATCAGTTTCCTGATTATCCTTATTAGCCCCATCAGATGATTTTAACAAATCAAAATAATTTCTTTTATCCATTTTTATCCACCTATTTAAGTAAAAAATTTAAGTAAGATTTAAATCTATATTCTAAAAACCAAAGATTGAACCATGCTTCAAACTGTATTGTTTTTCTACATTGTCGGTATTCTGAGCAGTACTCCCTTCATATTTATAAACAATAACATCATATAAACCTCCAGGAAGATTTTTTATTAAATCAAACTTTGCATCAACAGCTTCCTTCTGAGCTACCTGTGCATCAACAATAGCCTTCTCAGGATCTGTTAGATCATCATAGTCTTCACCATATTCAGGAGTTAAATCTGCATAGGCTTTACCATAGTCTGCAAATGATATATCATCCCTCGTCCTCGAATCATGTGGAATAATAACTGGAAATGCTCCTGTAAGACCCTCTTCTACCAAATCATCAACAGACTCATCCCAAGTAATATCAGCCTCATCTTTCAATTCTTTATCATTTGGATCCCAAATGCCTCCTCCACGATTAATAATCCTAATGTAATATTCATTCCCAGTATGCCCACCGGCATCATACATAATTTGATCAATATAACTCATTTAAATATCCTCTAATCATTACTAAAATCAATTATTGTATCTATTGTTCCAGGATGAAAAGCATTTGGAACATTCATTAATTTACAATCTTTATTACAATCCTCCTCACTTGGACAAATATATCCCGTTAAATCTATATCATTCACTAATTTAGATTTGCCTTGTTCAGAATTTAATAAATCTCCTTTTACTAATCTAGGAATAGCCAATTCACCACCTATTGTAGTAAACTCCCATTGGTCTCCTGTAGTTGTTCCATTCTCATTTTTGGTATCTACTCTCCAAACATAAACAGTATCAACAGCTAAATCAACTGGAGGATCATATATTATCTCATCTGAATCATCTATCACTTTAGTAGTAGGAGGATTATGTTCACTTTTCTTATCAAAATATACAAGAACATTATCTCCAGAATCCTTTATCCAGGATAGCATAGTATCAACAGCAACATCTGTTGCATTATCTATAGGACTTGGATTAGTTGCTTGTGATGGAAGACCAGGATTTTTTCCAAACACTTGTAGCTGAGGATAGGACGAATCTTCTGTTATCCACCATATAGGAGTGGAGAAATCCCAATTAGTAAATGTTGCCTCCTTCTTCATCTGAGCAGTTGTTTTACCAGTAGCATCTCCATCTCCTCTTCCATCAACATCTACTCCTGTAGTTGTTTTATCCCAAAATGAATTTGTAGCATAATCTATACCGGAAGGATCGCAAATATCAACATCAACTCCAGAAGCTATATTACCATTAAAATCTACGTCAATAAGAACAGTATCATTATCATCACTAGCAAGTATTTCAAACCAACCATTTGTATAATTAACATCATTCCAATCTATTCCAGCATGCATTCCCACTGCAGCTTCATCAAATATTCCTGCTTTGGTAATCAAAACCTTTCCTCCAGCTCCTTCTGTCACAACACCATCATTAGTATGATCTACTATATCATAATCAACTTCACCACACAAACCTCCAATAAAAGTTTTATCTCTTATATCTCCATTATGTGTGATTAAACCTATACCATAGCAATTAACACAATCAGTATTTATATAATCTGAACCAACGAAAGAACCTACCCCACAACGACCATCTATCGAATTAATAGTTATACCAACATCAGTATAACAATTCAAAAAATAACCGTTATTAGAACCACCTATAAAGCCGCCGGCCTGCCGCGTACCTATTATACTTCCAGTAACATAACAATTCTTTACAGGAAAACCAGCAATTATATTAAAACCTAGGCAGCTACCAATCATTCCTCCAATAGTGCTACCTCCAGTGATGTTGATATCTTCCAATCCTAAATTCTTAATAGGATTATCAGTAAGAGAAGAATCACCTCTACCCACTGAACCAGTAATTCCAGAAGCTATATCTCCAACATAAGCTAAATCTATTACTATATAATTCTCATTAGAATCAACATCAATTACATCATACCAACCATCAGCATAGGTAGCATCATGCCAACTTACACTCACTTCCATTCCAACTCTTGTTCTATCAAATTTACTTGCTTCAGTAATCTTAACACTTCCACCCTCATTTGTTGCTGCTGCATTAGTAAAAGTGTCAATTCCATTTCCACTAACAGGATCAATTGAACCAAAAAATCCCTGAAAGTTGGCACTTCGATTTATAGTCATATTAGATATAACATGACCCTGCCCATTAAAAAATCCATTAAAATAAACTTTATTATTATCACCAATAGGCAACCATCCAGAACCATCACCTAAAGGATCTGCATCTTTAATATCTAAATCTGTAGTGAGATTAAATATATTATCCTTCCATAATATTCCGTAGAACTTTCCAGTAAGTAAAGTAAAATCAATTAAATCTTGTACACTATCTATTGTATATTCAGCCATTACATCCTTTTAACCAATAAATTAATCTAACTATCCAATTACTTGAGGTCCTCTAAAAGGTTCAGAAAATGCTGGAATTCTTTTAGTACTGAAAGCCTGGGATGTTTTTTTCACTCCATTCTCATAAAACGTACCAATGTATGTTCCTTCTAATGAGAAAAGATAATCAAAATAGTATAATCCATCGCCAAATTCAATTAGTTCAAGTTTATCATTATTACTATTTTGATTATCCAGTTTTAATCTTGGATTTATCATATCAACAGTAAGTAACAAACCCACTATAAAACCTTGAGGTCTATAAAAAATTCTATTTTTCCCAAGAGGATATATTTCAGCCATAACTCCACCTTAAACTTTCTTGGAAGTTATCTTAACTCACCATAGGAGGAGTATCTAATGAACTTACTTTAGTGTTGATATCATCCAACTTAGAATGAGTTGTATCAGCTTTGTCATCTAATATATCAATTCCAGCATTCAATCCACCTACCGCTTGACCAACACTATGAACATTATGAAGACCTACTGAAAAACGTTTCACAACTTGACCATCTCCATCAGCTTTATGACAAATAGCTTTCCATTCACCCTCCTGATCAGGAGTAAACGAACCTTTATAAATCCCAGAGTTTCCTATTTCTGCAAGTATTTCATCAGGAAAATTAGAATCTTTTAAATCATTTGGGAGAACTAACTCAGCAACGACCCCCCCCAATCCAGATTCTGCATTGGGAGCTTGATACACTATTGTAGTTGGTTCATTTACTTTGTAAATCTTTTCCGCCATAACATAACCCTTCCTTTAACTTAATTGAGCCTCAGGCTCTGTTTTTAATAAATTATTTCCATATTTTGAATCATAAGTATTCTTATCAATTACCATAAAATGCATTAGTATTGGTTTACCTAATACATTATCATCATGAATATAAAGAGTTAATGGTCCTTTAATACTTGTATCCAAAACAGTAAATGTCAAATAATATAAACCTTCACAACATGGAATATCACTCCACTCATGATTTACAATATCAACTAGTGCCTCATCTGCTTTTACCAGATACCTCCAATAAAACCAATTTAACAAAGCTCCATATATTGGTTCTAAAGGATTATTATTAGTCTTTTTAAGCAATACTCCAACTCTTACAGTTTGTTCCGTTTCGTGTCTTAACTCTTGAACGAACATGATATAATACCAGGATCTACTACAACATTTTCTGCTAATCGTTTCTTTCCTCTTTCTACAGCAGATAAATATTGCATTCGACCCCATTCCTTTATCCATTCATCTTCAGTTAAAAAAGAATCTCCTGGCAGAGGATTTTCTCTTAAAAAACTTTCCTTAAAATCAAGATAATCTAAATCTTTTATGTCAAATGCTATTGTAATCATTATATTATTTTTATTCCTTTAATCAACAATAAATTATTTAATCTTCCTATTGTGCAAATAAACCAAATCGTATTAGTATAAGTAAAACTCCTACAACAAACGTAGTAGTTCCAGTTAATGCAGCAGCCAAAGCTATCTTAGCTACAGCCCATGCTGCTTTTGTAGAATCATCATGATGATGAAGATGATTTTTTAACTGTGTGTATATTACCAAAAGTAATTCTCTGTCAGTTAATGATCCCACATCCATTATTTCATCCATAGTATCCGCCTACTAATTTGCTTGTTTCTCTATCATAATTCTAAGAGAATCTTGTTCTCTTCTCATTGACTCATTATCGTGGAGTAACAATTTAATTTGTATCCTTAAAAATTGAAGAAGAAGTTTAAGTTCTCCAGCCCCAACTTTATCAGGCCTTTTAAATTGCGAAACTGGATGAAAGTGAGGATCGATTGTAGTTATTACATTCTCAATTTCCAACCAAATTTCTTTGAATTCTTTTTTTTCATCTTTAGTCATAAGTCTTTAGTACAACTATGTAATCTGTTTTAAGTAATTTACTTTTGCTATTGCCTTTTGTTTCTTTACTTTGTGTTCTAACCTAAGGGCTTCACTCTTAGACATCATCCTACTTGTTAACAATAAGGTTACAGGCAACCTTGACTTTGTATATTTAGAACCTTTCCCAGCATTGTGCACTTTTATACGTTTTATAATATTATTGGTAGCTCCACAATAGATTGAACCATCCCTACACTCAACTAAATAGACCATCCAACTAATGATTTGTCCTCCTATTCATTTCTACTATAGTTTGAAGTTCATCCACCTTCTCTTCTCCATAAACTCAAATAAACTCATTTGTTATTCCTTAATAACCTATATCAAAAGCAACATCATTTTCACCAGAAAGCTCAACAGAAGAATCAAGAACATCCTCAGAAAGATCATATAATTCTTGAAGTGAAGAAAGCATATCCTCAAATTCATGTGAAGGAATCCCCTCTCCTTTTCCCATTTCTATACTAGCTTCCTCACACATCTTCAAAATATCATCAGGAAGACCTGAAATAATCCACATAGTTTCATAAGGGCTATCTCTCCCGCTTCGTACGGATAAATCACCAATCCATTCCTTCAAATATTTATCTCCCCCAGTTACCAACTCACGCTGATCTTTGGTTAATGGTTTTTTCAACAGCTGACTTCTTTGAATTAATAATTCAGAAGGAGTTCCCATCGAGTTTTCAGCTCTTTCTCTATAACGTTCTATTTCACCTGCAGTTACAACCTCTGCTCCACGTGCTCTAGAAACTGCTCCAGGAGGTATTTTCTCCTCTTCCTGCTCATTAGTTTTCTCTTCAACATCCAGTTTCTGAACTCCATGACCTTTAATATCAAAAGTATCAGCAAGAGGGCCTCCAGGACCACTAGTATATTCAATATCAACACAGCCATTATCCCAAACAGTACTAACTGTACCCTGAATAGGATGAGCATCAGAAGTAGAAACTTCATCACCTTTTTTTATCTCAACTCCATTGATATCAAATCCAACAGGAATTTCCTTCTGCTCCTTCACCTCTTCCTGCTCATTGGATTTGGATTCTTCTGTAGCCATCTTTCGTACTTCCGCATACCTCTTTTCTTTTTCCTTTTGATTGAATTGCTCTATAGTTTCAGGACTCTCCATAGCAGCTTCATATTCTTCTATTTGAGCTTCCCAAGATGACTTTGTATCATTATATGATTCTTTACTCTTAAAGGAAGCAGGATCTATACGTTGCAATCTAATTTTAATATCATTTATTGCATTTTGAAGTTTCCGTTTAGTCCATATCCACTCTTTTTCATCTATCTTATCCTCTTCCACTTCTTCCTGCTCATCTACATTCTTATTCTTATCATTCTCTATTGCTTCAAAATCTTTCATACTATCTTCAAACATAGGATCGTTACTTGTATACATTGTTTTTATCCCTTCAAAATATTATACCACATCCACACTTACAGACTCTGTCTGGATAGTATTCTAAATCCTTATACTGTTCCCAATCCTCTACCATCACTATAATTTACTTTCATTCTTACTCAGTAAGCTATAACTAATTTCATTAATTTTTTCCAATATAGTTGGTATTAAAATTCCATACTCAGAATTTCCATGCTCACATTCAATAACCATGTGGACCCCAAGACTCATTAGCCCTTTTAAGGTAACCCAACTATTTTCAACTTTACCTTCCTGGATCTTTCTCAAAGTCTTATGTAATCTTTTCTCTTTGAGTTTCTTAACTAGATTCTCCAGCAGTTGAAAATGATTAGGAAGCTTTGCTAATTCTTTTTCACATAAGTTAAACTGCCTATGCTCAAAAAATTCATTAGCACGCCCAACTATACCATTATACTTTTTCTTAGTAAAGTATTTAGTAGCTTCGTGCAATCTAATCATAAGTTTTACACTGCAAATATCATCTTTCATCATTTCCATAAACCTTTATTACTGAGTATGTTTTGTAAGTCGCCAGATAATATAGATAAATGCACCTGTATCAATTATGAGCTTTACGGTGAGCCACAAGATAATTACAAAATCCATTCTATTTACTCTCTGCTTTAACAATTGTTCCAGCATCTATCTTTCTCTTTCTCTTAAATCCACACCAAAGGCAAACATCATGTAGGAAACCATCTCCAACATCAATGTCTCTCTCAATGATAGCCTTGCAATCAGGACAAACATATTCATCACCTAAAATTTGACAAGGCCGAGTCATTTATTTTTCCTTTCCTTTAGTTACTTCATCTTCCTTCTCTCTAACTACTTCTACTGCTTCCAGCTCTACTATTTGAACTTTCTCATTTAGATTTAAGAATTGAGCTTTCCCGGTACTTAAACAAAGAACTGATGTCTTCCCCTCAGGTATAAGTACTATAATTGGTTTTGGATCCTCTTGAGCATCAGGAAGTTTATTAGGTTGAACAGTTAAGCCTTCCACATCTACCTTCATGAATACAAAACTACTCTCAAGTATCTTGAATGTAGTTTTAATTTCAAGTTCAATAAGTTTTTTTATTTGCCGTTCTTTAAGACGGATGTTCATCTCTTACTCCTCTTTCCCAATCATCTACATCATAAGAGCCAGTAGATTTTAGTATCAATTGGCAGCTTCTTCTACAACAAAGCCATTGTTGATAACTAAAATAAAATCTTTTATAGGTTAATTTTCGCCAAAGCCAAGTTAAATATAAAAACTTCTTCATTCTTGCTCCTTGTTATCATAGCATCTTCTAAAAAACCACCATTCTCATTATAACCTGCACTCAATTTATATTCTGGTAAAAACTTTCTCATCAACTCTTTATAACGTCTCCAAAATTCCAAATGATGTTTATTATTACAAAATCGGCAGGTATCAATATGAGCAATCTCATGAATTAATAATTCTTCAGGACATTTATTACTTAAACCTAAATCAATAATTTTTCTCTTTATCCAACAATATCCTTCTGAAGAATTTGAAATAAGCCTTAATGACCAATCATGATAGCCAAGTCTAATCATTATATTTTTAAAAAATGCTGAAAATCTTTCATTCTCTTAACTCACTCTCATACAATACTAGTTTATAATTTATACATGGATTACATTTTCCACATCTTAATATCTTCTTCCTTTACGCACAGGTTTTTCACATGTCCAAAAACATTTCTTAGAAATTTTTAAAGCATTTACTTCTTGAAGAACCTCATATTTAGATTTATATTCAAGAGGATATACTATTTTCACACTATCTACTCTTCTTCTTATTCAAACACTTTTAATAGTCTATCGATTAACTCTTCCTGATGTTCAGAAAAATGCCAACGAACATCTTTTTGTTTATTAAACCATTCTCTAGCTGTATTTGTACCGAGTTCCTCTGCCATGGCCACCCAATCAGCAACCATCTCAGCTACATCTATATCTGGCATACACGAAGCATCTATTACTTTATCTGACTTATCTCTATCATCTTTATTTACATTAGCATCTGACTTATCTTCCAACCAGTATTCTGGATGATGTGAGTTTGTTGTTATATGATAGAGCGCGGCTTGATTCTCTTCTTCCTTTTCTAAATTACCTGGAGTCTGATATCCTTTACCATTGTAAGGATCAAACTCACCTTTTTCCTTTTCTAACTTATGTCGCCAGGTTATTTGAATATAAGGATTTAACTCAGGCTCTTCAAACTTACTTGCATCATGAACTTCTACCTGCTTAAGAAGTTCATCAAATTCAGGATAAGCTTTTACTATCTTAGCAGCAGCATTCTGCACTAGTTGAATGTGTTTGTTAGTTCTATCAAGAAAATATTTGAACTTTTCATCCTCTTCTGTTTGATGTTCATCAACATCCTTACCATAAGTAAGTAAATAATCCAAATGATCAGAAGACTTTACAGGACTTTCCCAATCCTTCCTGCCAATTTCTGCAACAATAGAAGCAACTTTATATTCTATACCCAGATTTCTAAGCGCGAATATTTGTTTACTTGTTAATTTCTTAGAAGCATCTATACCCAATTCTTTTGTAAGTTCATTAATTTGAGCTGCAACTGCCCCAGTATTGGTAAATTTCCTGCCTGTCACTGGACCATATCCAAGTTCGTCCATCATCTCTTCTGGAAGTGCTTCAGCTATTGTTTTAGCATGAGAATAAACAACTGGGATTATAGTCCCATCTTGAAGAATCCAGAATTTATATTGATGGCTTTCTCTCTCTGAAGGCCAGGTACTTAATACTAACTTTGTAGATTTATCTTTATAGTAATCCTTTACTATCTTCTGAGGATTTGCTGTTGCTACTACTTCTGAAACCTTCCTGAGTTTTTCAAACAACCGTATGAACATTCTATCCTTTAATACGTTAAGTATTCTTCTTCATGTATCCTTGTGTCTCTCGAACAATATCAGAAGGATCATAGCCTATATGCATAACCTCAATCATCTTCGAATCTTCCAATGCCTCGAACTGATGTTTCATTGGAGCTTGCACTAGTATTGAATTTCCAGGTTCCAATATTGTTTCATTATGTTCTGTCTTTATCAAAACCTTTCCTGATACCAAATAAAATGTATTAGCTTTATGTCTATGAAAATGCCAAGAACAAACTCCACCCTTGATAAGTTCAAGAAAGTTCACACTAACAGAACTATTCTTAAAAATCTCAGTATTTCTTCCCCAGCACTTTGGCCATTGTTCAGACATTATATACTTTCTAAAGTTACCTCTTGATATTCATGATCTACTTCTATTTGAGTAATCTTAAGTTCATCCTCATACTTAACATCATAATCATCTGGAACACTCTCCAGCAACACCTTTAGCTCTTTAACAGTCATATTACTCCTCGACTAACTCAAAGTAACAATAACATTTCCTTTTCTATCAATAACATCTACTACTACTTTACAATTTACTTTTGTTCTTACAACATCATCATTAACATCACGTTTTGGCTTACCAGGAAAGAACACACTTCCATCTTTATTTCTAAGAGGATCACCCTCAACTTCTATATGTTCAACCCATCCTTCCGCTACATTACACTTTGCAACAACAAATGGATTCACATCTCCACACTCTTTAACTTCAAACATGTATAACAAAATAGGTTTCTCATTATATAAACCAATAGCACCTTCTGCAGAGTAATCCCAAGTAGTTCTTCTTAACTCCTCCAGAGTAAGTTCTGGAGTTTCCTCTGCACTCTCACATTTATTCATTAACTCAAAATTAGATGGATATGATGGAGCCATAGTTATTCTCCTCGCTCTTAAACATCTTTAGAGCTCCTATAATTATACTAGTCTCATTGTGTTCATACACGGTAATAATTATGAAAGTTCTTCTTGTTTTTCTTGAATATCTTTCTTCTCTACTTCTTTCTTCTTATCCTGTATTACTGTGAAATGTACTATTCCAGAACCCAAATTAGTATCTGTAAATACCAATTTATATTTCCCATTTAATGAAATATACCCAGAAGCACCTGGTCCTCTAACTTGGCCATCTGAGCTACCTCTTCCAAGTTCTGCTCTACCTTGAGTTTCAACAGTCATATGATCCCTATTATGTAATGAATAACCTGCAGGAATTGGAAGATCTCCCTGACTTGAACCAATTTCTGCATCCACATGTACCCGAGCTGTCAAATTCCTAACTTGCCTTATTGGTTTAGGTTTAGGAGATTCTGGTACTAAAGCAGGTTTATGAGCCTCTACTACCTTACTACCTCCTTCTACAACTGGTTGAACTTGACTACTTGGTATATGTATCGGAGGCTCATACTGTTGATGTGGATGTTTTGTCTGCTCAATCCACTTATCCTTCATATCTTCCTCATCTACTTCTTCATATGCTTCAAGAACTTCTTTAGCCTCATCATAAGCAAGTTGCAATTCAGTTCCAGCATTTGTAGGATCTACTTCAACAAGCAAATCTTTCAAAATCTGATAAAGAAACTTCTCCCATCCTCCTGAAGCTTGCACAAGTTTATTTATTACTCTACTCATTTCTTTCTCTCCTACTTAAATTCTCTCTTTATTCTTGCCAAAATAAATGACTAAAAATCCCATCCAATTAGATGGCACAATAACCAACCTAACAATGTTGGTACGAATATCCTTGGACCACCAAGATACCAACTAAATCCAAGAAGGATAAATGATAATACTATTCTTATCCATCTAGGATACTTCTTTGCTACTGCATGAACTCTTTGAGTAATAGTAAGAACTTTAGCCCAGGCATATAAATACAAATCATATATACCCACTGCTGTTAGTAGAACTAAAATTATCCAATTCCACATTATGCTTTCCCTTCTTCTTTCTTATTTAGTTTGGATTTAATCTTCTTCACAAACTTCTTTGTTGACTTTGTTTGTTTCTGTAATACTTCTCTCATCTTATCCTGAAACACCAAATCAACATTATTCTCATCCGCATTATCCTTAATCTTCTGTACTCCAAAAACAACTTCTTTCAAAGCTTTGTTCTTGGCCAAGATACTAGCAGCAACAGCAGCCACAGAACCAATCAATCCACACGTAGCCATAATAAGAGCAAATCGTGCCGTTGCTAATGCCATAAACAAATTAACAGAACCAAAGATAATAGCAGACATTCCAAGTTTAACAGCTCCATTGAACATAGCCACAGCACCCAAAGCTATGATTGGAATAGCCAACCAGGTCAGTGCACTACTTTTCTTAGCTATTGCCCACAATCGTTCTGTTGAAGTAGTTGGTTCTTGTACAATCTTTGCTTCCTTCTGTTTGAATGCTGAATGGCATCCAGATACTGATAAAGTTACAACTAAACATAACAAAGCAACTACTATCAATCCAATAAATGAACTACTTCCACTCATCTTCTACCTCTCTTTCTTCTTCAAATTACTTTCTAATACAACAAAATGTATTCTACTCCCATCTTGTACTTCTAATAGTAGCCGACAACTGTAAATATCTTGCTTCATCACCAATAGGTCCAAATTCTTCTGGCCTCATCCACTTACCATATCGTTCTGGAGTATTTAATCTTGAAGTAGCACCATACGTCTTAAATCCAAAGTATACTCCATAATTACGAAAAGCTATTGCTAAAAATGGTCCTATCATAAAAGGAACTCTTAAAACAAACCACCATTCCCCGCCATGCCAATAATTATAATTAGTACCACTATTCTTCAATCCTAATTTTTGCTTCCAAAAATCTAACTTATGAAAACAAGGAATAGGCATTAACCATTTACCCCACACAATATGGAATCTAATTCCGTAACCCTCAGGATGATACTCACACTCATCATGATCATACCAAAGACCCTTTTCAAATGAACTTAAAGATAAAGAAATTCCATCTGCTTTTTTCATGATTTATTCTTTCTTTTCCCAATCCTGACTATCATACTATCTACCTCAGTATTTGTTGAGCTCCTATCGCTTCTTCTAACTCTTTGAAAGCATCGTATTTCTTAATAACAAATTGAATAATTTTTGCAGGAATACATAAACTTAATCCATCTGTATAGTCATATCCTCCTACAACTATACCAACAATATTACCTTTCATATTGAAAAGTGGTCCACCACTATTTCCAGGATTTATGGGACAATCTGTTTGTATCAAAGGAGAATTCCAGAAATAAGATATATCCTTTCTATCTAATGCTGAAACAATACCAAATGTTACTGAATTGAACAAAACACCCAAAGGACTTCCTATAGCAAAAACTTCTTCTCCTACAATCACATCTGAAAATTCTAATAATGGTATATCCAAACTTTTTACACTATTTGAATCATAAAAGCAATTTGGATCATTTATATTTACTTCAAGAAAACCTACATCAAGATTGGGTTCTCGATAATATTTTGTTGCTATTAATTTAACTCCATTGTCGCAAGTGATAATAAATTTAGTTGGTTCATCCCATCCCTCATCATTCATACATAACCAATTAGTTAACTTACTCTCCCTATCCATACTAAGTATATGTCCAGCTGTAAGAATAAGATTAGGTCTAATGAATACTCCAGAGCCAGAACCAATCCCTTCTACCCTAATCTTTACAACAGCAGATCTAACTTCTGCTACTACATAAGGTAAAGTCCTTCCTATAGTAACTTTACTAGAACTTTGAGAAGTATTAAGAATCCATCCAATTGTTAGAAGAGCTACTATAATAATAAAAACTACTATTGGATTAAACCACTTTTTCATCCTTTGTTCCTTTCTCCAAATCTTTTCTAACTTCGCTTCCTTTCAATGAATAACCAATTATTCTTCATTACTAATATCTTTTCCAAATTCAATACCTAAAATATCCAACACCTTATACAACTTCTTATCTTTTATTGCTTGAATAAGAAACTCACGGACTTCAACTGATAAATCTTCAATTTTGGAAAGCATAGTTGCATTCTCTAAAGGAAGAAGGCTTGCTTGTTGAAGCAATAGATTTATTTTCTTAGGTAAGTCAGACATTTTATCTACCTCTAGTAAACTCAAAATAGTTTAAGCTACTTATTCATCAGCCAGTTGCCGGATATATTGATCTAACACTTCTTGGGAAGCTTCTTCTATTGTCAACTTATCAATCCTATCTGTTAGACCAAATGATTCATCTGTCTTTAACTCATAGTAAAGATTTTGTTTATCCACCTCTGTAGGTTTATTTAAGTATGCACAAAAATGAAAAATTTCAGAGGTTTCATCCACAACTACCAAACCATACTTACAACTTTCTACAAAATCTTTCTCGTCCGAATTCAATAAACTCTCAATCAAGTTATCCATCACTATCCCTTCATCCTCTTCATTAAGTTTAGATTCTTCAACTTCCTCAGGTACTTCTACATTATGGAATACTTTTGATATAGTTGGAAAACTTTAAAATGACTTTGGCATTGAGTATCTCCTACTCTCATTGCACCATCTACTTTTTGGAAATGTTTTGCCTTACCTCGGCAGATAGAAACAACTTTACTACCATACTTGTTTACATATCTTCCATGATTATTGCAGCTACACTTAATAGCTCTGCTCCCTTTCATTTCTGATAGTGTTAAAAAAGATTTCATTTTCTTTCCCTTAATTTACAAATCATATATTATATTGGCATCCTCTTCAAATTCTTTGCATTTGGGACAATAAAATCCATATTTCTCATTGATTACTTCACCAGTAGGGCTACCACCATGTTGAACACAAAGCATTGGATGAGGTTCTTCCTCATTATCCATTGCTGTAACTTTCTCAAAACCAGTCTTCACCAATAAATTTCCCACATTTATCTTAGGCTTCTTACCTAGTAAATAAAGAATATGATTGGCAAAATTTCTAGCTGTTCTCTTCTTGAACATAACCATATCTGTCCAGCAAGTTCCTTTTCGAAGAATAAGCCAACAAGTTCGTAATCTCCATTTCCAATCTCTCTTTTCAGATATATGGCCAAAGTTCCAGAACCCTATCTCAATATAGGAAGACTCAATGCAATCATCTAATAATTCATCTTGCCTAACTACAACAAGGCCTTCGCCCATACAGTCACAAGGAAATATTTTTGCAGGATGTTCAATCATTTCTATTTCTCCTACTTATCCTATAATCTTCTTTGCAAAAGCAACCATGAATTTGTTAGCATCTTTATCATTCATTGCTCAACCATCAACCCAACATCTATTCTTCTATCCTCATCCAAACTTCTTACCTCTTATGCAATTCCTGCTATCTCTTTAATCTTATCAAAAGATTTCCTTATCTGCATTACAATATTGAATTCATCAGAAACAATTTCCACTCTCTTTCTTGAATCATCTATCTTCTTACTTATTGCTACTAAATCAGGATACCTTCTATCCAACTCCTCCATAAGTTTTACATTCAACTTAAAATCACAATGTTTTGGATACCTATCTTCTTGTTCTAATTTACAACGATGCTTATCCCATATTCTATACTTAGCTGGTTTTCCAGAAACATTCAAACCTCTAATTTCAATATGAGATTGTTCCTCTGCTGATTTAAGATGTATGCACTTCCAACATACTGCTTTCATCTCTTCCTCACTTTCTCTTCTTTGAAGTTCTTTACGTGCTTGAGCAGTAAGTTTCTTTATCTTTCTTATCTGTATTTTCATTCTCCTACAATCTCTCTTCTCTATACCTTACTACTTTAGTAACTGCAGTAAACTCACCCAAATGTTTCTGAATAGCCTTTATCTTCGCACCTCTTTTGCTAAAAGCCTTTATCATATCATAAGTTGGACTACCATCTAATCGCTTACAATGCACCATATATTGTTTGTAAGAATAAGTAAGTAGCTTAACAAGAAGAGCAAGTACTAATCCTACAAGACCAGTGTACATAAAAACATTACCTATTATATCTCCGACATTCATTCTCATCCTTCTATAATTCTTGGTTCAAAAACCTCAACATCAAAACTATGATATCCATCATACCCGATTTGAAAACTTATACTCTCGGATTAATCCATCCATCTTTTCATTAAACATCCTTCCCAAATGACTTGCAAGGTCTTGCATCAGATCCTTTAGGCTTTCTTCAGCAGATATTAGATGCACTCTTGACTTTGTATCTCCCTCTTTTAGATACTCATTATCAGGTGGAGGAGGCAGTGGAGAAATATCTTGCTCATCAATTACTGGAATTATTGGTGCAGCCTTTATCATTTCCCATTGTCCTTTTGTCATCCTAATAACAGGCCGCACTCCCTGCTTGCTCATATCTAGCTCTACCTCAAGATGAATAGTTTTATCATTACTAAAGCAAAGGGTTACAGATTTATAACCAATTCCACTAACAGGAATGTAATGAACTCTTTCTAATTCTGCTCCAAGGAATTCAGGACCAAGTGATTGCCTGGTACCTATCTGTTTACTTTCATCCATCTTTCTCTCCTAATATCTTCTTTTCTTTCTCTGCACAAGATTTACAAACATCCTCCTTTTGACCATCTTCTCGAACATTACATTGTTCAGGAGTTAGAGGCTTAAAACATAGGCAGCAGTATAAACAAACATGCTCTGACATCTTCTTGCCATGAATCAAACAGAATGGATCAATTCTTTTCATACTCATTTTGTAGGCAGTGCAAATTGGATAAAAAGTGCAGCTGTACCCAACATTACTACAATAAATATCCATACTGCAGCGGCTAAATAATAGTTTTTCATCTCTCCTCTCTTAATTCTCATACATTTATACAATCAAGTAACTTTTCTTTCATACCTCTTAATTCAGTAATTGCTGTAATATTTTTATCTCCAATCTTTACACAAAGTATATCAAAAAAGTGTCCTTCTTGTATCAACCACCTTGGAGATTTGCTGTGAGTTTTCACTTACTCTCCTCTATTAGCTCTGGATTGTTGTGGACGTTGCCGATTTTCGTTCCACATCTACCGTCTTGTTTACACAATATATGTTTTCCCAGCATAAATCTTCGGCCGTGTTCCCAATCAACAGTGATGGCTCGTATGATTTCCCCTTTTTGTATTATATCGCCTGCGTACCAGCCCAAGTCTTTGCCGTTCTTGTCGCAGAGGCCGGTGCTCTGGCCGACGGTTTCGGGGATGACTTCAAAAGATGGGTGTATTAATAACCCATAATTAAAAGATTTCGTCTGAAATCCTGCGTTATATTTTGGGTGTGCTTTATTTATGGTGATATAGCTTGAATTGCGAAATTCGTACAAGCAACCATACACCAACCTACCGTCTTTTGTTAAACCTCTGAATTTTATCTCTCTGCTCATTTTGTCACCTAACTTCTCATCTCTTACTTATCCTCTTTCTCTTCAACTTCCCAACTAATATCATGAGCATCCATCATACATAATAACTCAATCCAAGCATCATTTTCATACTCAGCTTCTACCACTACCTCTGCAGTACAAATAAACTTTTTCATATCAACCACTATCTTTCTTCTCTTTACGTACTAAACATACTAAATCTTCTGCTAAACGTAATCTTCTATAAGAAGGAAGAGCATTAAGTAGTAAAGATGTCCCATATTTTGAAGTTCCCGGAATTAGAATTGCACCAAGCCCAACAAACGTTTTCTGCATAAAACTTCTATTTGTTTTCATCTCTTACTTATCCTTCTTAAATGGCAATGCTAACTGCTTACCAGTTACTATATCCTCATCAAAAAACTCGTCTTCTATCACTATACTATTACCAAATTTGGATTCCCATACTTCACTACTACGTTCAACACCAAGCCATCCACCTCTTTCACTTACCTTTTTCATTATCTTTTCATCTACTGCACCATCTTCTTTATAAATAGTAGTTGGAACATAAGACAATAAATCCATGCTAAACAAAGGAGGTTTTCGATATGTACGATTCCCATCAGCTTTGGTTATAGCCTTCTCAAGAAGTGCTTTAATTTTCTGTTCTTGGTCCATCCGTGCTCTTCTTCGTTTACATTCAGGAAGTGCTTCCTTTGATATTATGAATTCTTTAAGATCAAAGTCTTCGAGTTTTAGAATTTTTTCATTTAAGTAATTGAAAATCTCAATTTTATCTACTTGTCTATCGCCTCCTTCAATAGCTTTATCTACTGTATCCATCATTGAAGATACAATATCCATCCCTGTTGAAAGTGAATCTTTTAAGGATTCTTCTTCTGCTGTACTCATCTCTGCCATCTGTACATCAAAAAGACTTGGATCCGGATCCATATTCATATATGCTAAATGTATCTGACAGATACGCTTAATTCCTGTTCGAACAGTTCTTTGTAGTTTACGAGCAATCCTGGCAAAATTTATATCCAGCTTTTCCATTGCTGAATTACCAAGTGGTCCTGTAGCTTCTTTAAGATACGCTCCAAGCAATTGTAAAGGTACTCTCAGTGCAGCAGCCAGCTGTTGTCTAAGGTCTTCAATATCTCGTATCCATCTAATATCTGCTTCGCCTCCTATCTTATCAAAAGTAAGGTCTCCTGTGTCACCCCAAACAGGTAAGAAAATATCTTCTATACAAGACATTGGATTTTCCTTACTCTCAAAATTTGCTTCTGTATCTCTTGTATTAAGAGCCCTTGCCTCTCTAAGCACTCTAGAATACTGATCTACCAGTTCCCCAACAGCTTCCATATTACTATTATGAACAAATACTCCAGCAGTTAGCGGAAAATTAGGAGTATCTTCTATTTCAAGATCATATACATCTTCTTTTACATTTAACCATTCTACTTGAACAACTTTATGATTAATAAGACTTTCTACTGGTTGAGCTATCTCTCTCTCTACTCTTATATGCATTCCATTTTTCTCACCCTTACATGCTTGTTTAGCTACTCTTTCATCCGTTTCTTTTGTTAAATCTATATTCCAAGCTGTCTTTCCATACATATGATGACCATAAATATATCTTTGCTTGCTAGTTACTGCACACTCGAAAGTTTCACCACACTTACCACAAGCACATACCCTTGTTTCCCTTGGAGACATCCGCGATTTATTGTTACAAGAAATGCTGCAATATCTTTGATTACTACTAGGAATTACTTCAAAAGTATTATCACACTTATCATAAGCACAAATTCTTACTTCTTTTTCAATTTGATGTGCTTTACTAATTTTAGCTCTAGTTTCTTTACTGTGCCACGGGCCACCATTAGCTCGCCTTGATTCTACCACTTTTCTACTATGTTCTTTAGTTTTAGGTTTTGACCCAGTAATAGCCCAACCATATTTCTTACTATGCTCATGATGAAATTTGATATGTTCACTTTGTGAAGAAGAAATTCTAAAATTAGAAGGATCATTATTTAATTTGTTAAAATCTACATGATGAGGAATTTGGCCTTTTTCCAACTTCCCTACAGCAATTCTATGCTCACGATGATATCTATCATCACCTGGATCGTATACTAATCTATAACCTTCAATTACATCCCGTTCCTTCTCAGATATATACCAATAATAAGGCATCAAAGAATCATTAGGTTTCAAATCCTGTACTTCTCTATAACTTCCATCACGCAACATAAATCGATGGTTGCTCGTACAATCTATATACTTACCATTATCAAGATGTACTCTAACTAATTCAACATTCTTATGTGTCTTCTTTGCATTCTTAATCTTCTTAGGTTCCAAATGTTTTGTTTTCTCATTAACTGTAAGAACAGATTTTCCTATAAACGTCTCTGGATCATCTGCCATTTCTTTAATTGTAGGATTAGTTCCATCCATTAAAGAAATTTGAGTATTTCCTCGAAAACACCCGCTGACCTTCAACTTCCAAATATATCGAATCAATCCTCTACTCAATCTGGCTAACAACAAACTATCTTCTGCTAAACGTAATCTTCTATAAGAAGGAAGAGCATTAAGTAGTAAAGATGTCCCATATTTTGTAGTAACTTGCTTTACATCCATCCCAGTTAATAAATGCATTGACCTAAACTCGGAATACTTTGGATCTCCAAACCTTGGTCTTTTCTTCTTGCCTCCCAGCAATCTAAAATGTACATATTCCCATGGAGCCTGTAGCTTCTGCTGCTCACTAACTTGACCCAAAGGTGTTTTGTAGAAACCTACTAAAATTCCTTCATGATCTACTCTACTTATGTTCAAAGGATGTTCATCATCCTTTATAGACAATATACCCTTACCCGGGATCCCATTAATTTTAACAAACATATCTCCATAGGTGCCAGTTGTATAAGCCCAATCAAATATCTTTTCTTCTATCCCAATCCTATCCAATAACTTCGTAAGTTCTCTTTGATAAGTAGGACTTTCAGATGTGATCCAAACAGTAGCATTGTGAAGTGGACTAAATACTGATGTTGCATTTCCATACAATTCAGCTGCTGATCCTACGAGAGGATGTTCAAGAGCTCGTTCTACTTGATGATACAAACTCATCCGATCATATTGTATTTGCACATCTTCTAAAAGGTCTCTCTTAACCTGAGTAGTAGTAAGCCCAATCCTTTGAAGTAGCTTTTTATCTTCTGGGGTTAAATGCTTTAACTGGGATAACTCTCCAGGAAGCATTTCCACTTTAGTATATAAATTATTTAATTGTTGAAATGGATTACCCGGCATGATATTAGTTTGCACCTTTCTTCTTAAGTGTACTTTTGATTTGAATAAATGAATATATATGGATTAGTAAATCATTCCTTCTTACAAACTACAATTCCAGATTATTAAATATTCAAATAGAAAGGAATAGAATACCAAAGAACACATACATATCCCTTTACATTAATAATACTAGTCATTCATCTTCTATTAATCTTAAAATAACCAAAAGAGATATAAGATTAGGTTATAGAATTAGGCTCTTTTTCCCTTTTGTTATAATCTACCCGTATGTTCTTTCATCTTCTTCAGCTCTTCTTGAGAATATGTATCATTAACAATCCCAAGATTTGATTCTTGTCTTATTACTATTAGCCAATTGTGTATTTTAACATAATCCATAATATTCATAATACTCTATTTCTTATGTTTCCCTAACCCATTTCATTTCTGGATAAAATTCTTCTGTTGCTTCATGTATTTGTTTTTTTAAAGCAACTCCTTCTCCCCAATTTGGATTTAACTCATACATTTTTTGCTTTCTTGCGATGTTTTTCAAATGTTCTACCAAACTCTCATAGGCTTTACATCGATAGATGATTTCATCAAAAACTTCTATAGGCATTTGATGGAGGCTATAATTATCTACTATTGTCCGTACGCCCAAGATAGTTTGTACCGTAAGTTCTTCAGGTAGGTTTTTAGCCATCACATTTACCTTTCATATTCAACCACCCTTTTATGCACTTGCATTCTTTCTCATCATATCCAAATAGGGACCAAGAAAAAATTCTTCAAAATCAAGCATTGTTCCATCCGCCATCTTAACAGGAGTTTGATCTAACCAGATAGTTAGATTAGGAGATGAACCCAATCTTTCTTGAAATTTAACACATTCTTTAATATCCTTCGAAGAAGCCACCATTAGCAATCCTTTAGCTTCTGCTTGTTCAAGTTCTTCCTTAGTAGGATTTGTTGAGAATACAAAATTTCCTTGAAGTAGTTTTCTATCTATATCTCTTATTTCCTTTAGTTTTACTTCTTTCTCCTCCTCCAGTCTCATTTTAGCTCTTTCCCTTAGTAACACATCTTTTGGAAGTTTTCCATCACTTTTAACCTCATCCAAATTTTTCATAAAAATCTTCCAGTCTTTTTTCTTTTCTATCAACAAAAGTAATTTTGCTTCTTGTACTCTAATAGATTGAAGTAAATCTTCTTTGCCTGTATAATTCTCAAGTGCACAGGTTAACTCCTCACAAATTCTAGCGAAGTCTTCATCTATCATATGACCACTGCGAGAATAAACTTCACCATTAGCTCCAGGATTTTGCAATCTATACTCATCTATAGCTTTTATAGAAGCAAAAGTACCTCTCATATCCAAAACATATTTATCATCCAATCCTAAATGACTCTTGGCCGCTCGTACCAAAATGGCAATTTTAACCTCTACCAAATCTGGTTCTTCAGCAGTTTCTTTGTCATAATATTTCTTATAGATATCCGTATCAACTTCATCTACAATCCTTAAAACCATATTTTTAATTTCTTCATCTGTCATTTGTTTGTCCTCCATTTGCCTAACTTGTCAGATTAGACATTTATTCTTCTTCATTGTTCTTATTCTTAAAAGCAATCCAGCCTTTTATGCACTTGCATTTAGCTTCCCATACATCTGCTGCCTTGACTTGATCTATACTAAAAGAACCATCCTTCATTTCAACATACCAACCCCAATGAGCAGGGCTTAACTTTATAGCTATAACTGGAGGACAGCCTGTATCTTTCCTCATAAGTTTGTAAACTGCCCTTGAGAATGCAATACTGACTTCACTCATTTTCGTACTCCTCCTAAAACAATCTGATAAGTTCTTGTCACTGGTGGCCACTCTAATTCTATACATATAGTTTTCATTGTTGCAGTAAGATTAACTCCTGCTCCTTCTGGATTTCCTACAATAGTATAATTAGGCCATTCAGATAAAAATTTTGTAATTTTATTTTTTAATTGCTTTCTTGCCTTTGGTTGCCAATAAAGACAACATTCAATTTGCCTTTTACTCCATTGAAGATGTTTTGCTTGCATCCTTTTACAATGTTCAGCAAAATCAAATACATTCCAAATAGCAAATACAGGTTTACTTAAATCAAGAATCTCATATATAATAGGAGTTAATGGAGGACATCCTTTTTTCTTACCATAATTTGGACAACCTTTTGGATGACTATAACATTTAGTCTTTTCATCCAAACCGTAAGGACAAAAACATAAATTCCTTACATCTAAATCAATAACAGGATGTACCTGCTTAAAAAACATTTCCTCTTCTTCATTCATCTTACTATTTCCCATCAATCTTTTTCAAATTATCCATTGCTTCATCATACCCATCCCAGTTATCAACTCCCGCTGCTTCTAAAGCATTAAGCAATTTTTCTCTTTCTTGAATCAGGAATATCTTTATCTAAACTATCAAAAATTCTAAAAGTCTTAAAATACCATTTCATTCTATCACCTCAAGTATCCTTCCACATATTTTAATACTATTCAACAACTTGAAATTTCTCATTAACCTTTTCAAATATTAAATTGGCTTTTTCTATTCTTATCGGAACATCTGAACTTTTAAGATAATTAACATAATTTAGTATGCTTATATAAAGAGGCGCTGATTTGATAAATTCAACAGTCAACTCCTCACTACTTAACGCTTCAATTAAGGAATCTGCATAACTCACCAAGGATTCTTCAGGTATTCTATCAAAGTAGAGACATAAAAAAACCGTGCGACTGGCCATTTGACATTCCAGTTCTTTCATTCTATACATCCATCGCTCCATTGTTACATTAATTTCTGGAAGCTTTGTTAATGATGAAATAAAATCTTTCGGATAAGTCATCTCACTACCTCCCATATCTTTTTACACATTCTTAGTAAATTTTCCAGCCAATCTATTGGCATAATAGTAGTACTATCCGATTTTGATTTTTCTGGATCAGGATGAACTTCAACAAAAAGTCCATTCGCTCCTGCTGCAGTAGCTGCTTTTGCCAATACAGCAGCATTTTCTCTACGCATCAGTTCTTGAATACTATTTAATCCAGGTCTTTGTATACTATGAGTAGCATCAAAAACAACTGGATATCCTAACCTTTGCATATATTCAATAGCCGTCATATCATTAACTAATCGATTGTATCCAAAAAACGTACCTCGTTCCGTAAGTATTATTTTATCATTATTAAAACTAGTAATTTTTTCAACTACATTTTGCATTTCCATTGGAGAAAGAAATTGACCTTTTTTTACATTAATAGGTAATCCAGTCATTGCAGCACGCATAATTAGATTTGATTGGCGACATAAAAAAGCAGGAATCTGCAAAGCATCAACAAACCTACTGGCTGGACCAGCTTGATTTGGTTCATGAATATCAGTTAAAACAGGTAGACCAGTCGCTTCACGAACTGATTTGAGAATATTCAATCCCTCATACATCTCAACTCCACGAAAGCTCTTTATACTAGAACGATTTGCTTTGTCAAAGCTTGCTTTGAAAATTATAGGTACTCCTGTTCTCTTACTTACCTCAACAAGATTCCTTGCAATCTCCAAGCAGAAAGATTCACCTTCAATCACACAAGGCCCAACTATAGCAAACAAAGGTTTGTCCAATCCTATTTCTATTTGTCCAATCTTGAAACTCATTCTTTCTCCTCATTTGCATCAACTACAAAATCATTTAGTATAACCCAACATTTTACAAGAATATGCTTCCAACCAGATAGCTTTCTCCTCAACCTTTTATTCTCATCTCGAAGTTCCTTATAATGTTTTTCTGCAACTGTAATAGCACCTCTTATACAACACAGTTCTATAACAATCACTGCTAATAATATTATAATAATAAGCATCATTCCTCCACTTTTTCAGGACAATCATCTTTACTTATATCACAAAAATTACATTCACTACGACTAGGAGTTTTTCTACAAGGCTTATCAGCTCCAATCCTTTTTATAACATCCCAAACTACTGTTTTCAAATTACTATCTATGTCTGTCCAAAAGATAGGAACTTTTACATCATCTTTATATACAACAGTACCATCAAATTTAATTTTTTTGTATTCCTTAATACACTTGGGAAGAAACATCATGTAAAGCATCACTTGAACCTGATCACTATTTCTATATTTCCCAGTTTTGCAATCTTCTACAGTATTTCTATTCATATTACCTAAAGCTACTATATCTGCTTTACCAGAAATCGTAATTCCTCTCGGATGGTATAAGCAAAAACTATTTTGATCTTCAATCTTTACTGTATAACCTTTTTTCTCAAGTTCATTCCTACGCTTATGTAAAAGCTGATTATGACTTATCATCCATTTAGTCAAATTAAAGTCAGTTGGTTTCTTATCATATTTGTAATGAGCTTTAAACCAAGATTGGAATTCACACTGCTGCTCACCTGAAATCAATTTTGTAAGCCAAGTGACCCAAATATAGGGATTAAATCTTTCTTGTTTCATTATTGTTTTCCTTTGCTTTCAATTCATTTTCAATAGTGTGCTTGCTGGCACTAATAGGCCATCCATGTTTTTTATCATCATCCATTACTTCCAATGCCCACTCTAAAGCTGCTTCCCATGCTGTTGATGCCTCAGGGTATCCAACGTAAGAATTATCATTTCCCTTTCTATCTAAATACTTTTCATTCCACCATTTTTCAAATTCCATTATAGTTTCCTCTTTTCTCTTTCAATAAATAGTAAATTATCATTGATATATACAAAACTTCCCCAAGAACAATTCCTATACTTCCAATGAAACTACACCACTGATTCAAAAATGGATAGTAATAAAAATTCCATACTCCCCAGGAGGCAAAGAAAATACAAGCTATGATACTCACTCCTCTTACTTTTTTTTGACGAAATAATCGATAACAATGGAGAAGAATAAATACACCACCAAGTCTTTCGAGCAGTCCATTGACACCATCTTGCCAAATCATCATTCACTTCCTACTTTATTTCAACTTCACATTTTACTCTACTTTAACACGATAGCTATTCTTAAAAAGAATTTGACCAATAACTGCTCTAAAATTCTACGCTGTTTTCCATAATGTTTGAACATATATTTTTTAAGACGTTTAGCATTTGATAAAGTTGCAGCTAACCATATTCCTCCATCATCAGAATTTCCTTTTTTCACTAAACTCGATTCAACCCACTTTCCTAAAGGAAATGATAAAATTGTTGGATTTCTTCTAAGCCCTAGACTTTTCCTATCAGATGAAGTTACCTTAAAAAATTGCATGGTCTTCTTTCTATAATATCTTTTTATCCTGCCGCCGAAGTGGAGCTTTATCTATCCGCCATCGATGAAGCTTATCTAAACGATTCCGTATCCATAAACAATAGTCTGGATGAATCTCAATAGCTGTTGAATTTCTACCATACTCTTTACAAACACAAGAAGTCGTTCCTGAGTGTGAAAACAAATCAAGAATTGTATCTCCCTCTTCAGAAGATGTTAAAACTATTCTCTTAACTAATTCAAAAGGTAATTGATATGTAAAAATTCTATTTTTCGTTCCAGGATAATAAATACATTCTTGCTGTGATAAATATCCAGATACCAATTTTGAAATATCTGACCAGCAATCATATAATCTAACTAATCTATCTTCTCTTCGTTCCAAAGAAGTTTGATGTAATTGCATTCTTTCATTTGTAAAAAACTTGTAATTATCTGACTTAGTGAAAAACAAAAAAGCTGACCAGGTTTTGGGATAACTCTTTTTTGATGGAGTAGGATTTGTATAATGCCAAACAATAGTATTTCTCCAAATCCCATACTTCTCACATATTGTTTGAAACCTTCCTAAATGCTGACTATTTATATAAACATAAAAACTACCATTTTCATTCAACTTTTGAAATGATAATCTTACCCAAGTTTCTATCCATGTATAATAATCCTCTAAGCTGATGTTATCATCTACAAGCTTCCCATAATCTTTATCTTTGTTAAAAGGAGGATCTGCAATTATTAAATCGAAACTATTGTTAGAAAATTTTTCTAACTCATCTATTGTTTTACCACACAGAACAATGTTTTTTGTTTTAGTACACAATTTTAAAATAACCTTATGCCTTTTTTTACCACTTCTAAATAAGGACTGAGAAAAAATTCTTTAAAATCAAGTTCTCTACCATCATACATTTTAATAGGAGATTGATCCAACCAAATGCTTAAATTACACGATTCTCCCAACCTCTCTCGAAATTCTATGCATTTTTTTATATCTTTAGAATAAACTACTAATATCTTGCCAGCAGCTTCTACTTGTTTAAGATCCTCCATAGTAGGATTGGTTGAAAATACAAAAGTTCCCTCTGTTATATCAATATTAGTATTTCCAACTAAATCTAAATTTTGCATCTGGCAAACCTCTTTTACAAAATTAAAAATCTTTGCTTTACTATCTTTTTGAAACTTTTCTAACTTTTCAACTGAATCATTATAATGTTTATATCTTATTTTTTAATTTTCTTCTTACGCGAAAATCGTACTTAGCAACTTGAAGAGTTATACATGGTTCACATTTTCCACACGCTCTTATTTTATTATTTTTCTTAATTGGAGTTTCACATGTCCAAAAACACTTACTCGGGATTCTGTAATTCTGAATGCCCTGTATAACCTCCCACTTATCTTTATATGCAAAAGGATAATGTAATTCAGAATTCTTCTTCTTGCCAATATAACTTAAATTACCATAAGCCTTATAAAATTCATTTACAGCTAACCAAATACCATCTCCCTGAACGTATCCAAAATAAACATCACAATTATCTGGAATAAAAGGAACAATAAAAGAAAACCAAAACAATCCCTGTGCCCAACCATTAGGCGAAACATTGTCTCCACAAGAAACACTTACTTCTTTATGCTCTATATTATAACCTTTTTTATTTGCCCATTTAAGGAATCTGTTTCTTGCTCTTCTTTCCATAACTCTTTTGTTACCATCAAGAAAATCAGTAATAAAAGAATAAGCGATAATAGGGTCTTCCTTTGTCGAGAACTCATTAGCTATGTCAGTCAATAAAAGAGTAGAATCCATACCTCCTGACCAAACTACTAATTTCTTCCGCTTCATTTGATAACCTCCACATCAAAAAATCTTTGCTTTAGCATCTTTCTTAAATTTCTTCAACCTTTCAACTGAATCCTTATAATGCTTCTCATCTTTTTCAATACAAATATATTTTCTTTTTAACTCCTCACAAACAACTGCAGTAACACCTGAACCTGAAAACGGATCTAATATTACATCTCCTTCATTACTAGAAAGAAGAACAAGCCTTTCAATTATCATAACTGGTTTTTGAGCGGGATGAATAGGTTTATTATCTTTACTATTCCAAAAAGGAGAAGTATAAGGCCAAACATTTCCAAGGCCTGTCCATCTAACTCTCCTACCATTCTCATCTACAAACCATCCTCTTGGTTTCCCATCTTTCATATAAGGACAAATTACTTCTCGTAAAACTTTCAAACTATTCCAAGTAAACTTATCAGATTTTGTAATATGAATTATATCTTCCCTTTGAGATTTCAAATGTTTTGAACTGCCTCTTCCTTTAGCTCTAGCCCAAATTACCCAGTTTTCTAAATGAACATTTCCATATTTTCGTAGTATGGGAACGAACTCAATTATATTCTCATATCCCATAAAACTCCACATTGTTCCTGTAGGTTTTAGTACTCTAAAACATTCTGAAATCCATTTCTCTGAAAAATGTAGAAAATGCTCTTTACTTTCAAAATGATCCCAAGCTCCTCCATATCCAATTCCATAAGGAGGATCAAGAGGAATTAAATCTATACTATCATCTGGTATTTGTGAGAATATAGAAAAACAATCAGCATTTTGAATAGTATTAAGTAGATTATTCATCTTTTACACAAGAATTACCAAAGGATTAGAATGCATATGATTAAATTTTTTGATAGTATCTTCAGTACCACCTTTTCTATCATCAGCAACACAAGCAATTAAAACATCAGAATCCTTTGCTATATCATCATTTCTTATAAAACCTGAGGCTTTTCCATATTTTTTCCAATCAGCAGGATAAATCTTTGTTGGTATATTATCCCTTAAAAAGCAGGATTTATTCATAACTTCCCTTCCAACTTTTCTACAGCCTCTCTCATGCTGCAATTAACTGGAAGCAATTTTACTCCAAAATCAAGTCCAGCTGCAGCTTTTCCTATCTTCTCTCCATTCGGTCCATCTATCATACCAGAAACAACTGCAGGAACAACCATACATACCATATTTACATTAACCGGGATTTTATGGGCAACACCATTTTCACCAATCACTTCAAACATAACAAATTCAGGTCTCATTTTTTCTCCTTTCTTAATGATGTATCAGATTCACATAAAACAAAAGATAGTGCAGCGAGTAAACCATCTTCACCGTACTTACCATCAAGCATATTTTGAGCAACTTCTTGAATATTCATCAGCCTCAAAAAAGCAGTTGCAAGTAGTTTTAAACATATATAGGCAGCAAGAGCAAATCCAATGATAAAACTACATAAACATAATAAAATTATTGAAATTATCATCTTCACTCCTTCTTCAAAATCTTAAAAGGTAATTCTTTCAAGCCATTTGCCCCCGCTGCATTTGCATGTCCTCCCCCACCAACAAACTTTTTAGCAAACTCGGATACATCTACTTTGCCATTTGATCTCAATGATATCTTCCATAAGCCATTTTTAAGTACTATACTTATGCAAATATCATACTCTTCTAACTTCTCGGCAAACATTTCACTTTCACTACCTTTAAGTCTGAGGTTCATCACATAACATCTATATCCCATGAATTCTACTTCAAAACCCCAGTCATTACGAAATTCTTTGCATATCCTATCTCGATATTGCAAACAAGTTTTTCCTTCACGTATGATTTCATCTAGGAAGAGTTGATGATTACTAAGTAGTTCGCTCCAAATTAGATCCTTAGGTTGATGCGAGTATAGCTTTAATCCTTCATTAAACTGAGCAGTCATCTCACCAAACTTCCAAGCCCACTTATCATGATCTGCTATAAGTTTCACAGCTCTAGGCATCTCTGTTGTAGGATACAAAAAATTCCAAACTAATTCACATCCAGCAAATTTATTTCCAGGATCACAATGGCATTCTACTTCTTTTGGATATTGAGCTATTACCTCTTTACCAGTTTTGTGATGATCAAATACATATATATCAGAAGAAACTTCACACATCAATTTCATAACATTTGGAGTAAAATGAAAATCAACTATAAAAACTACTTCATTCTTCATTATTTCTGCTGGAAGAACATTTTGTTGATCATAGTCAACTTCAATATATCTTTGTTTTATGTCTGGATGAAGTTCTTGAGCATATTTTCTAACTATAGCTGCTGCAGCTCTACCATCTGCATCATTGTGATAAAAGCAGATCATTTTTTCTCCTTTCTACAAAATTCAATATCTTTTTACTAATTCCTTTCACATTCTTCCAATCCGACATCGTGCTATCTGAATACATAATTTGTTTATCTTTTCATGATCAGGTTTAACTGGAAGTTTAGAATGAATATAAGCTGTCTCAGCAGCAGTAAATAATCTTTCAGCCTCAACTTTAATTTTCTCTAAAGACCATTCACCTGCTTTAATCTCCAAAAGTTCTTGAGCATCATTTCTTAAAACGCGAACTTCTCCATCACTTAAAAACTCAATTCCTTGTCTGAGAATTCTAATAAGATGAGAAGCATTTTTAGTATCAAACCCATACTTCTCAACAAGTCTCTTTCTCTTAGCGCCCATATAACCTTTATAAGATAAATGAGTCATCCTATGTAACTGACCACGAGCATATCCAACATAACTATGATAAACATGCTTACCAACAAACAAGTTTCTATTATTAATAAGTAGCTGTCCCGATTCAGTTACCTTCAAATAATACTTAGGTTGTAGCCACAGAAGAGATAAAGCATTTGGGTTTCCTTTCTCCAGAAGTTGAATAATTTTAATAAGTTCATATAAAATGATATCCCATTCATTCTGCTTGATTTCCATTGTTCCTCTAGAACCAAAAGTCTTCAAACCATAGTAGTAATCAATAGGAGGAATACAAACTCCCATCAAATCCTTATCATCAATTGAATTAGATTCATTATTTGGCCTATATGTTCCGTGAGCTATAGATCCTCTATATCCTAGAAGTATACACCAATCTTCTATACACTGTAAACTTGAAATATCTTTAGGAAGACCCACTACTTTTCTCTCCCATAAAAATTTGAAAAATTAGTTTCAAAACAATTAGAGCCGTCGCATCATCAAACCGCTCGAACATAACAATAGGTATATTCAACACTTCTGCTGTTTTAACTTCCTCAGCCATTCCATTGCTAATGAATCCTTTAGGAGCCCATACCAAAAGGATCTGCTTCTTTGAAACTATTTCACAATCCCCATCAAGAATATCCCATATTGTAACTTTTCTATTATGCCAAAGAATTTGTATCAACTCATCTTGGTCATGAGGACAATATATCTCCAACATAGAACCAAAAAAACTTCTTATTTGAGCTGCTGCTTTTTTGCCAGCTTCTATATTTCTTCGAATATCTCTTTTAGTAGCTTTACTTCCTTTCTTACCTCTTATTGAAGCCGAAAAATATGCTGTTACTTTAATCACTTCTCACCTCCCGTCTTCCTTAATATTTTTTCCTCTTAACAAATTTCTAACTATTACCCTCAGTGCAGCAGCATGCACTTCATCCAAACTACTTATGCAAAAAATCACCTTTCCAACTCTCTTTGCATGAGCAATTTCTACTGCTATTCCACCACCAAGCCATCCATCTACTTCATAAACTATATGAAAATCCTTCTTTTCCAAAATTTTACAATCTATTTCAAGAATCTGCTTCTCAGTAAGATATTTATCTTTGTATGATATATGGACAAAATCTTCATGCTCCGCTGGAACATATAAATCAACCTCAGGAACATTCTCTCGAATCCATAGAGCAGCCTTTATAGCTTTTCTACAATTTACTTCCAATTCCTCATCAGTAGCATCCTTACCCTTTTTTCCTCTGATAGGATGTGAAAAATAAGCTGTTACTTTATTCATTTTTTATCCTTCAATTTAACTATTCCCTTCTTTTTTCGTAACTTCTTCACGAGTATCTCTTGTAAGTAACCCATAGTGTTAAATAACTCAGCGCATAAAACATCTTCTATATCACCAACTTCAGCTTCCTCCCCATACCCATCATGATGCATCCAAGCATCTATAAAATGACGTCCTTTACTATCCATATACACTTCTTCTGGGATTCCATGTTTCCAATTATCCCAATCTCGCAAATTACCATCTGCTTGTATCCGATGTTTTCCAATATATTGAACATATCGCTTTAGTACAAGTGGACTAAGAGCTTTAATAAAACTTAGTTTATTTTCAGTACTATCACGAGTAGCCCCGGAGTCAAACTTTCTCATTACAACTTTCTTTTTATTATCCTTCTTTTTGCCTACCATTATAATATACCTTTCTTAAAATTGAGTTACATCATTCTTCAATTACCGCAATAATATCTCTTTCACTCATAATCAAATATTCTTTACCATCTATCTTTACTTCTGTTCCGGCGTGACTTACAAAAAGTATAACATCTCCTTTTTTGACCTGCATCTTTTTCACTACTCCATTATCAAGCACTTTACCATTACCTGTGCTTACAATTTTGCCTCTCTGCGATTTCTCTTTAACTCTACCTGGTAAAACTATTCCACCCGGTGTTTTAGTCTCAGCTTCAAAACGTTTAACAACTACTTTATCTACTAATGGATGAAGTTTCATTTTTTTCTCCTTTAGTTATAATCTATTTTGTAATATTCTCGCATATAAAAACAATCAATACTCCGATAAAAGTCCCGACAATCAAATCATATATCAATCATCTCTATCTATATCCATACCCAAACCAGAAGCTTTCCTTTCTCGCATTGTTGTAAATAAATCAATAGCAGCTTCAACATTGGCTTTCTCTGCTTCTTTATCACGATTACCTGTTATAGCTTTAGCATGAGTATATCCTTCTGGATAGCGAGTTCTAAGTTTTGCCATATTAATACACATAACCTCTTCAATAGACGAATCATACTCATCAATAATCATTTGCATATAATGAAATAGCTTAGACAATCCTTCTAATATTTCACTTCTAGTATAAGATTCCCCATGATAAAACATAAACTTTTTGTATCTATTAAGAAGTTCCCCACTCTTACTAGATATTCCTGCAAACCCTCGAAGCAATGTAGAATTAAAATGTGTACATTGGTCCAATAGGATTTTATCATAAAAATACGTGCTTGGATGACAAACACTAATCTGTGTAACTTCAGTTATAGATAAACTAAGTCTACCCAAAATCATTTGCATAAAATGAAGTAAATCAGATAACTCAATCAATGTATCAGTTCTAGTAAAAATTGCACCTGGGTATTGTATAGATTCCAAATACTTCTCAAGAAGCTCACCAGCCTCACTAGCGATACCCATAAATCCATGAAGTAGAGCAGGTTCAAAATCCTTACAAAATTCCGATTGTAATAAATTAGCAACCATTTTACTAAAATCTTCTTCTATGTGTTTATTCATAATTAGACACCTCAATTATACTAAAATCAAATGTATTTTCATCCATTGATGGAGGTTCAAACATCCCTCTATGTTTCTTTATAACTTGTTGCCACTCAAATGTAGTTCTCCCTTTTAAATCAGTTAATCTTCTTGCATTTGCACTTTCATCAGAACAGTGCATCCAAACATAAATAATATCAACTCCAGTTCTTGCCATCTCAACAAGATTTTCACAAAGTTCTAATCTACTATTAAAAGTAAGATGGCAATCATCTATGACTACATCTTTTCCAGCAAGCAATACTTCTCTAATCATTCCCATCTTCATCTGATTAACCAAAGGTTCAAGCTGAAAATCAAAAGTATATCTATCTTTAATCATACTCCTAATATCATTACCACTAACTCGAATAGTATTAAAATCAGTGCCTGCAGTCATTTTAGCCCAAGAAGATTTTCCAGAACCAACCATCCCGATAAGAATATAAGCTTTCATTACTTTCTTTTTTCCTCTCTATTTTTTATACTTATCTTCGCCCTTATTAGAGATATCTCTTTACATGCTTCTTGCTTAGAAACAAATCTGTAATGATCAACTATCTTCGCTGATACTACTTGAAAGTTGATATCCTCATTCAACGAATCCTCCAAAACCTCAAAAAAGAAAACCCTATCCATTATTCCTTCACCAGTTTTATCTACTTTACCTAAATTCTCCAATTGATTTCTAGGACTAAACTTTTCAGATGGCATTACAGCATATCTTTTTCCATCTATTAAAGTCCCACCATCAGCAAAAGACCTCAATCTCAAAAAATCTTCTGCAGTTATAGATCGTTCAATATCCATTCTTGTTTTCCTTTCTTTTCTTTTTTCGAGCAAGATAATCTTGCATAAGATTTTCTTTTATCTTTTTCACTTGATAGGCTACACGCTTTGCTATCTCTTCATCAACCTGATGCTGAAGAAATTCAGCTGACCTCATTTTCTTTTTCTGTCCCATATTAAAATTCCTGCCAGCCTCTTTTTATAAATTCATATTTCATTCTGCATAATGCATTTTTTATCCTTTTTGAAACAGTATCTTTTGAAATTCCAAATTGAGAAGCAATACTTTTATATGACATATCATTAGTAAAACGCATAGTTATCATTTCAAACTCTTCAAAACTAATAACACCTTCATCTATGAGCTTCCAAAATCTTTGTCTAATAAATTCCATCTCAAGATCTTTATAAACTAATGTATTATCAACTAACCTATCCTCATCAAAAGGAGTAAAGGATTTTTCTTTTGAACCTTTATTATCCTTCAACATTTCATTAGTAGCATATCTTATTATCTTAGTAATTATTTTGCTTCCTGGTTCATCTTCTTTAACTTTGAACAAAGCTTGGTACAAACCCACTATAGTAGAATGATAAAGATCCTGCAATGCTGCATTCCTTAAATGATATCTTCTCTTCCTTTCTTTATATATAGTATATAACAATAATCTATCTACTTTTTTTACTATTTCAGTGAAAATAGATGGATTATTAGTTCTTACAAATTCAAGAGCTAACTTCTTAAGTAAAGAATAATTTCTTTTCATTTTACAATCTCTTTTGTGACTTATTAAAAATATCCTTAAATGATATGTTCGAAGGATCACTTGGCTGATCATTCTTTTCTTTATTAGAAACATTACTTGATTTTCTTTCTATATCTAATAGAACATTTACTGGATTAGTTTGCTCTGGTTTAGTAATAATTTGTTTTATTTTATTTGCAAACTCAATAGGTATAGAAGTTTCAGCATCTCTAAGAGCATTTTCAACTGATCCAACAACTCCATCTGATAAGTCCTTCGAGCCTTTTAATACAATATCTTTTGTACTTCCATCCCCTAAAACTTCGATATCTACCACTTCATCTGGATGGTCTATTTTATTTTTTTCACTATCATCCTCCAGGTTAGCTAATTCAAAGTGAAGATAATTATTTCTATGACAGCACCATCTTTTCTCGTTAACAATAGCTCTAAAGCTTCTATATATCTGAGGACTTTTATCCAATGAAAGACTACCACATTGAATTCCAAACCTAGTCAAAATTTGTTTTGACTCTTCACTAAGAGCATCATAATCATAAGTAACCAACTTTATATTAAATCCATATGTTATTTTAAGATCTCCAATAAATTTTCTAATCTTATTTAGTGGAATCTTATCACCAGGTCTTGCTTTTATTCTCATCCCAAAATCTGTTTCAATTATAGGAAGCTTTTCCACTCTCATAGATCCACCATCCGTAATATCTTCAACAGACTTATCTGTCCAACCACTTATACAAGACATACCCAAACCTAAAGCATCTCCATTCCCTGAATAAGCTATATCAACATGTATATATCTAGGTCGATGTTTTGGAATTCGAAAAGCACTAAAATCTATGTAATTAGTAAAATCAACATCATCATTTAATCCAACTTCAATAGTTAACATTTTAACAGGATCTCTTTTAGTTGAATCATAGCAATCCACCAATAGTTTCTCAGATGGAAACAATTTCGATTTTCTAAGTTGATCAATAGATATCCCAGCTAACCTTCTCAAATTTCCCACAAGATCTTTCTGAAACCTTTCCAAAAGTTCTATGGGAGCTTCTATCATCTTAAACCCATTTTTATTAGCTTCATCAATACCCTTTTGATCTACTTCAAATCCCCCTTTAATTTCCTGACCAAGAATTTTAGAAGGAGTATATGTATCCCCTAACATGATAGGAAAGGTTTGACCTGAAAAATTTAAATCAGTTCTTACTTCCCAAAATGCAGCATCAATAATTCTAATTATTGGTGAATTCTTCATCTTAACAATAAAAGTGTTAAGAAACGACAACTTCTCTTGTTTGGAAGCACAAAGGAAAAATCTACCTAATGATTCACGGCTTCCTGAATGCATACCAATTCTAACAAACCGTGTCTCAAATCTTGTCACTGCAGCCTCATAAGCCTGAAGAACTCTAATTTTTTGCCTTTCAGATTCTATTTCAGAATCAACTTCATCCATTATTGCAAAAATCACATCTTCTCCAGTAAATCCAAATCCCTTAGCATAAGGAGAAGCAGATTTATACTCAAAAATAGGGAAATCAATTCTTGGATTTCTTTCCGATCCAACTAAAAATCCACGTTTTCTAAACCAAGGAGAAGATACTAAATATGCTTGGAGAAGATTATATCCCTTACTTGCACTTAAACTTTTAGTCAAATTGAAAAAGACTATTGCCATTTTACCGCCAGCATCTTTTTCATAAAATGACCAAGGATTTTTGAGGCACAAAATACGATACATCCCATAACAAATTGCTTTAATAGCTGTAGTTGTCTTTCCCGTCCCTATGGCCCCTGTAAGTACTAGTAAATATCTAGAATCATCTAAAGATATATCAGTTAAAATTGGCCTCCAGAAAGGAAAAATAGTTTTTCCATTATCAGTAATTTTTCCCAAATACTCAGGATCAGATAAAAATGTGCCTATAGAAACAGGTATCTCCTTATAATCCTTTCTCATAAACGCTTCTGAAACAGTATTAACTCGATCTATTCTCTTTTGGCCAGCCATCACCTTGTTCATCCCTTTTAATCATTTCTAATTGTTTTCTTATTGTCTCTCTATCTCGAGCATTCATAGTATCCATATTTTCTATCAACTGCTGATCACCAGGAGGCAATTGCTTTATTTCTCGTGCTGAAATTTTCTTACTATTACCTAAAGCAATTTGATTAATGTATTGCTTAACTGCAGGAGGTTTTTCTCCTCCGAATCCAAGACTATCTGCAGCCTTAACTAACTGTTCTTCATCTTTCCTTCGCTCTGTTCTAAGTTTTCTCTTCATCTCAAATATATCAAGATTTGGAACTCGATATACATTACATATCTTTTCACATTTCAAACAAACAAATACTACTTCTTCTTTATCATTAATCCGTCCTCTTGCTACAGCATCACAACAAGCCGACCGATAATAAAATTTATGCTCTTCAAGCTCTTGATCATCAATATCTAAAAGTACTTCCCTTTGTTTTGCTCCCATAAATACATACTCCATAATATGAGACGCGACAAAAGGATCATTTGCTTTTTGTTGCCTCTTAAACTTTTTAATAACCTTTTCAACAAAATCTATAGTAATTCTCTCATCAACATTATCCACCTCACTTCCGTACTTAGCTCTGAGGTCTTTCAAAACTTTCGATAGATCACCTCTATGCTTAAAAAACAGCAGCCTAGTTGTATTTTCCCATTCTAATTTTTGAAGTGAACTACTCATATATTTCCCATTTCTTACATTTCTTCTCTACTACCTCAACACTTAAGATCTTTTCCAAATAAACCGTTAGCAATATTGAAAACAACTCTTTTACAAGAAGGACATAAATAAAACGTTATATCAGTTAATTCAATAATTGAACCTGCACCATCATTACCTCCAAAAGTATCATGATAATGAACAGTAGCCCAATGACAATCCCGCTCTCCAGCTTTTTTCTTCTTACATCTATCGCATTTTATTATTGTTTCTTTAGGCATTTATTTTCCTCCTTTACTGCCTCATATACTACCAATCTATCCTACTACAACCTATCTAACATCCTCTACTACAATAAAAATCAATCAGCTAATCCAAATATATCAGCAACACCACAAATGCATACATAATACTTCTTCCCATCTTGCCCTTTGAAGTATTGCCCCCAAGGAACACTAATATCAAACATTATCTTAACTTCAGATTTCAAATCAAATGGGGTTGGATGAAATTTTCCTTTATCATCCATATATCCTGAACCTATTGCTAAAATAATTCCTACACCATTGTGATACTTCTTCCTATACTCCTCAGGGATGCTTATCAATTGCTTCTGTCCCAACTTCTCCGGAGGAGGAACAGGCCAGATAAAAACTAAATCCCTGAGTGGCCTATATGGAAATACTAATTTCTTATCTTTCTCTCTATGAAATGGGGTTTTCATTCTCTTTTTTCCTTTTCTCTCTTCGATAATTTATAATTCCCGTAACGCATAATACTAAACCCATAACAGTAAGTCCAGGTAATCTTTTACTAATAGTCACCATTGAAAAAATAACATCAGCAGCTGAATACAAAAGCCACCACTTATAATTTCGGGTAACCATATTCAAAGATATAATAATTAAAATTGCTGCTGCTACATCTAACACTTGAACTACATTATCCATTTTCTTATCCTATATGCAATTCATTCATTATTGTTTTAATTCGTGCAATATCCTTTTTCATTTTACCAAAAAAGTGAGGTTTAGAAGCTGTGTTAAGAATTGATTTTTGTTCACGAAATTCAAAAGATTTCATCCTGGCTGTGTTCAAAAGTTCTTCAAGCTCATCTTGTTCTAATCCCCGTAAAAACTCAGCTGTGTATTTTATCTCTATATCATATTTCATTTTTTATCCTTCCAGCTTTTTATAGAGGACTTGATATAAACTGAGGTGTATCCTCAAAATATGATGCAATATTATCTCTTGATTCTCGAACATCTACTCTATAACATTTTGGTACTTGCATATATATCCAATGAGCTATATGCTCTGCAGTAGTAGGATTGATAGCAAGTATATCATTTATATCTCTATGATCAAGAATATCATCAACCAACTTCTTTATCAAAGAAAAATCAGTTACCATACCATTCGTACCAAGTTCTTCAGACCGACAGTAAACAGTTACAAAATAATTATGACCGTGACGTCGATTACATTTACTTTGATAAGAGAGATCCAGTTTGTGAGCTGCTGATATTTCAAAAGTCTTTTTTATTTCATACATTTTACATCCTTTCTAATTACTTACGAAGCCTAACAGAATTTGTGCTTGTCAAACACTTCTTACAAAGAATTACCTGTGTAAGGTGATGATCACCTATTAAAATTTTAATAATTCTTAAGTTCTTCTGCCTTTTCTCTTTTTTACAACTCTCGCACACAACTCCACATACATTACATTCTCTAATATTCAAATCAAAATCAATAAACATTCTTACTCCTCTAAAATTTGTTAACTTTCAACCACCTCACATATATTTCGAAGTCCTCGATATCTTTCTCCAGATCCCATACCACAACCCACCAAAAAACCCTTACCATAATATCGCCACCCAACAATATCTGGTGGATCAACTCCTGCATCAATTCTTAAAGAAACTTTATCTACTAAAACAGTTGTGTATATTTGATGAGGATTATATCCTGATATAATTTTCTTTGCTTCATTAATAGTATTCCCTGTTTCTATACAATCATCTAATATAACAACTGTTCTTCCACAAATATCTTTTCTCGATAAGTCTAAAGGCGTCATCAGCTTCACTTCACCTTGTGATTTCATTTCCTTCCCATAAGACTCAAGACCTATATGACCTATTACTACATCTGGCCTTTCATTAGAATGATCTTCTCTTACATCATCCAAAAGTTTTAATATTTCATAAGCTGTATAAGCTCCTCCCTTTAGTATAGCAATAATGGCAAGAGGAAATCCAATTTTATATATCTTCCGAGCCATCTCTATCATAGTAGAATTTACAGATATTTTATCCATTACTTGTTTAAGTTCAACATTCATTAAATACCTCCCATTTTTTTCATCAACTCAACTCTACTAATCCCTTTTTCCTTTACAACTAAGAAAGATGCATCTGCTACTTTTGTTAGTTCCTCATCTTGGGTGATGATAATAAATTGTAAATTTAACATTTTAGAAAGATACTGAATCATCTCTCTCACAGATTCACCATTTTTCAAACCATGTAAGCATCGGAAAGGTTCGTCAAAAACTAAAGTAGCTCTTGTTCTTTCATACTGAATAGCCCATAAAATTATTCTAAGAGCAAAAGAAACTACATCAGCTTGCCCTCCACTAAGTTCATCATCCCTTGGAGAAAATCTTTCTCCATCAATAACAACAAACATGTGAACTTCAGGTTGATTTCGCTCTATCTTGCTATCTATCTCAAATGAATGGTTATCACCAAATACATACTGAAGAGCTTGAGTAACTAATACTTTAACTACTTCTTCAAATTCTTGCTGAACCAGAATACCAACAACATTCATTATATCTAGAGCTTCTTCAAAATTTGCAAAGCAATCTTGATGCTCCTTAATTTCAATTTGTAAAGTATCAACTTCATTCTCAAGAAGTTCTCTAGTAGCTTTTTTCTGATTTAAAAATTTTTCATATTTTACTATATTCATTTACCTACCTCTTTGAAATGTTCTAAAAACTTCTCCATAAGTGATTCAACATTTCCCTTTTTTGCTTTATCCTTATGTTCTTTGGACAAAAAATGTTGTTTCATATCTGTCCATGAAGAAAATGTTATTTCACAAGTAGCACAACGAAATTTATCCTTATTGTTCCTCCGGAGACAAAAGCTGAATAGTAGTTCCAATTTGAAGTTGTTCTGGAGGAAACACAAGAGGTTGCCCTCCACTAAAAGTTACTTCACTATTTCCTTGTCCATCCCAAGAAACCCAGAATTTCTTTCCTGTAAGATGATCTTTTTTAAGAACTGCTGAACCTATTATCACCCTTTGAAAAGATCTTTTCTTTATTCTACTCTGATTCTGAGACACTTCCAGCTGTAGCTGTAGAAATAATTTGATCCATTTCTTTATCCAGATTTTTAAGAAATTTTTCATTCTCTATAAGCTCCTGACCTAATTCTTCCAATTTTTTTTTAGATTCTTCTACTGTATCTACTTTAGTTTCATCTTTTAGTTGCTTAAGCAATTGTTTTTCTTGTCCTTCCTGATTTGCTTGCTCTTTCACAAGTTCCTCAATTCGCTTTTGCTTCTTTTTTATATCATCAATTATATCAGCCATTTTCATTATCCTTAATTT